CTCTGATATCGTTCAATTAACAGCAACTCAAACATTAACTAATAAATCATTAACTTCACCTACTATTACTGGAACAGGTGCTATTGCTGGCACATTTACTGGTGATGTAACTGGTGATGTAACTGGTGATGTAACTGGTAATGCTGATACTGCTACTAAAATAGCAACTATTACAAACTCTGATATCGTTCAATTAACAGCAACTCAAACATTAACTAATAAATCATTAACTTCACCTACTATTACTGGAACAGGTGCTATTGCTGGCACATTTACTGGTGATGTAACTGGTAATGCTGATACTGCTACTAAAATAGCAACTATTACAAACTCTGATATCGTTCAATTAACAGCAACTCAAACATTAACTAATAAATCATTAACTTCACCCGCAATAACAGGTGATTTAACTATTTATGATGATACTAATGATGCTGATGTATCATTGTCTATGGGAACAAGTGCTACTGAAGCTCTTGTAATTACTGTATTAAATGGTGGTGCTAATAAAACTGCCGAAAGTATCACATTTAATACTAAAACAGAATCTGTAACTGCTGATCATGGTAAGTTTACATTTTCTGTCGATGAAGTTTCTATTTTAGATATAGATGATGATGGCATTGTATTAAAAAACAGTGGAACTATTGGTTGTGTTGCCGATAATGATTTAATTACATTAGCATCTGCTGTTGTTACAATTGCTGGTGAAATTTCTGTAACAACGCTTGATATTGGTGGTGTTGATGTAACATCAACAGCAGCAGAATTAAACATTTTAGATGCAAGTGCTGGTAATATAGCAGTTGCCTCTGATGTTGAAACATCTTCTGGTGATTTTACATCTAATAATTATAAAATTAGCCATACTCTTACGTTAGCTGCTGAGTTGGCTGATGATGCAGTACACGCTGATATTACAATTACATCTGATAAAGTTCTAGCAACATCTGTAGTTATTGCAAATTGTAGTCTTGACGTTCATATAAATATTCATACTGTAGTAGCTGGATCTTTTAAAGTACGTATTACAAATAAATCTGGTGGTGCATTAGCAGATGATTCTACTATGATTATTAATTATAGAATAATATAAAATATACAAACTTCTAAAATACTATAAAAGTAAAAATAATATATAAAAATAAATAATAATAATTAATATAAAAACATAATAATATATAATAATAAATACTCTAAACTAAAAATGTCTTCTCAACAAACTAATATTACAATTACGATAAATCATTTAAATTCTCTTTTAAATGGTGTTATTTTAGCACAAAAGAGAGGTATTTATTCTTTTGAAGAATCTGGTATTTTAGCCGAACCAGTAAAAGTTGTTTCACAATTTATTAAAGTTCATAATGAAAATGAAGCAAAACAGAAACAAGAACAGTCAAAATTAGAACAAGAACAGGCTAAATTAGAACAAGAAAAATAAAAAAAAACACAAAATACTAATATTAAAATACCTTCTACTATTCAAGAAGAAGATTTAACATTAAAAAATTTAATTTAATATTATATAATAAAATTTAATCTAAAAAAAATATTTAAAACTATATTTTATTTAGTATTATTATTACTTTTCTATAATTTTTCCTTTACATTATTATCATTACCATCAACTAATATATTATTAACATAAAATGGAGTAGCCATTTTTAATTCACTATCATTATAATTAAATGTAATTTCATCATTACCTTTTATATCACGAAGAGCAACAACATTATGTCCATCAATACGCGTTGAAGGTGTAAATGAATGATTCATAAATATACCAAATTCATCATAAATATGTTTATTATCTCCTATATAGATAGTTTCTCGTGTAGGATGATCATATAGTTTTCCTGCTAATGTAAATACAATTTCATCTTTTAAATATGATTTTGTAGAGTATAAACCTTTCGCATTTAATTCGGGATTAATTTTAATCTCCATAATGATAATGAATAATTTAAAATTATATTTATTATAAATTATATTTTTATATTAATAATTTAATAAAGTTTTATAATTTTATATAATTATATTTTTCAATATTTTTTAATACTTTTTAATTTTAAAAAATTGAAAAAAAAATTATTATAATACAATTCTATATAATTATGATGATATTTAACTTCTTACTATGGAAGCAAATGATTTTGAAAGAGCACTCGCAGAATCATTTAATAACGCATATAATAATAATGTGCCTATAAGCACATCTGAGGCTAATAATGTAAATGATATTTTTGTAGGTAATGAAGTAAAAACTGAATGTATTATTTGTTATGAAGAAGATAGTCCTTGTATTAAATGTTTTCAATGTACTGCTGTTTATTGTAAAATTTGTTTAACTAAAATTGCTTCTGAAAGTAATAAATGTATTTGTTCAATTGATATTAGACATAATTATTCTAAACTAAAACAATACAATCAAAATTTAATAAAAAAAGCAAAAGAAGAGAAAGAAAAAGCAGATAAGGTTAAACGAGATAAAGCATTAAAAGACAAAGAGGCTAAAAAAAAGAGAGAACAACAAAATAGATTAAATAATAATAATTCTAATACGAATTCTAATACGAATTCTAATACGAATTCTAATACGAATTCTAATACTCAAACTTCACTAAACTATGATTATATTAATAATCATATTATTAATAATTCTAGTAATCGTAATTTAAATAGTAATACAAATAATACAAATTTAAACAAATATAATAGTAATTCAAATGATACAAATTTAAATGATAAATTAAATTTTATAAAAGATTTAACCGATAATAAAATTTATAATATTGATTTTAAATCATTTTGTAATGAATTAAATAATACAACACCAAATTTTGATTACTTATGGGATTATCAACATAAAACATTAACATTTTATACAGTTCCTAATACAAATCAAGAACTTAAAAACATAGTTATTAATTATAATATTTTAAATGCCGAATATCAAGCCGAAATCTATGTTTATATTTTAGAATTATTAAAATTACCTTTTTCCCAATTTAAAAAAAATTGGAATAAAATTGCTGATATATTTCCAAAAATTACTGAAAACAATAAAACTTTATTGGTTAGTAATATTGTAGAAATATGTCGTGGTTAAAAAAAATATAATATAAATACATATATATTATAAAAATTATTAATTAAATGAAAATTATTAATTAAATGAAAATTATTTTAATTTTTTTTTATTAATTTTTGTTATTAATTTTTGTTATTTTTTAATTTTTAAAATATCCCATTTTTATTAAAGCAATTTTACTAGCATCTTGTTCTGCTTTTTTATTATTTTGTCCTTTACCTTCACTAATCACTTCTTTAGTATTTGGATTAATAAGTTGAACTGTAATAATTTGTTCGCCTGTTCTAGAAACATCACTTTTAGAAACTTTAAATGTGGGATTATATTTATGTATTCTTTTAATTAATTTTACAATTTTATTTTTATAATTTCTATCATCTAGAATAAATGTTGTAATATCTAATTGACTTGATTCATCTTCTATTAAATTAATTAGAAATAATTCGGCTACTTGATAACCTGCTCCAGACATAAAAGAACTTAAAAATCCGTGTTTATCATTATTAAAATCAAGATAAATAGCAGCAATAAAAGCCTCAAAAACATCACAAAGAATTTTATCTTCTTCTCTCGCATTTTGTAAATCATCTAATGTTCTACCAATGACTAAATACTCATTAAGTCCAATAACTTTTGCTAGATGACCTAATGTAATACGATTAACTAAATTCATTTTCATAGAGGATAAAAAACCTTCACGTTGGTCAGGATATCGTCTATATAAATAACTTACAATAATATTTTCAATTACAGCATCTCCTAAAAACTCTAACCTTTCGTATGAATTATCACGTAAGAGAACACATCCATCAGGATTTTTAACAATTTTTACATTATCTCTAGAACAAATTGTTTTAATTTTACCAACAGTATAACTTTCATGAACCATCGCATCTTGATAAAAATCTAAATTATTAATATTTTGAAATACACCATATTTTTTTAATATATTTTGAACTGTATTTTTAGTAATTAATTTATTTACTTTATTAAAAGGATTAATAAAGCCAGATACAATTTCATCAGGAGTTGCTACTAATTCATAAGAGACTTTATTATAATTTTGTTGGGACGTCATTTAAACTGTTTTTATGTTATAATTTATTAATATTTATTAAATTTATTATAGTATAAGTATAGTATAAGTATAGTATAAGTATAGTATAAGTATAGTATAGTATAGTATAATTATAGTATAAATGAATAAAATATATAAAAATGTAAAATATAACAAACTTTTAATTATAATTTAAATTATAATTATATCTTTAAATCAATTTTTAAATGTATTAAAATTTATTATGTATAGTATTAAATTGTGTTAGTAAAATAAAAAATAAAAAAATGGATAAAAAGTGGAAAATAAAACAAAATTGAATTTTTTATATATAAGTATAAAAATTAAACATGCAAAACTAATACTCAATCAACACTAAGTTTATTGACACCGCAAAATGCCTGTGAAAAACCCTTTGATAGGTCGTAGGGGACAACGTACACACAAACACCACACAATAAATAGATATGGCATTCATTGCTCATGTGGTATGACAGTATTGCAACACAATCGTCTTGTTAAACAGTGGCTAAAACAATACCCAGAACTACTACAACAACCGCCACCACAACCGCCACCACAACCGCCACCACAACCGCCACCACAACCGCCACCACAACCGCCACCTCCACAACAACTGGGACCTTATGACTACCAAGTGGTTAAGTGCAGTAAATGTGGCAAAATATTTTCTACTAAACAATCATTGACAATACATGAAAGAATACATAAAAAAAAACCTGCTGGTCAAAAATCTTTTAAGTGCAGTCATTGTGATGTGGTCTTATCTGGCAAAACATCGTTTGACGCACATGAACGGACACATACAAAACTCAGACCGTTCCCGTGTGATGTTTGTGATAAGACATTCAATACTAAACAAAATTGTATGCGTCATAAATATGCGAAACACTAAAAAACTGAATAATTCACTAAGTGTATCACATAATTTTATGTGATAAAACTATGAAAAATTTATTTTTTATAAAATAATTCTTTTGTTTCTTCTTTCATATTTTTAATTATAGTATTAAAATTCATTTTCATTTCATTTTTCTTTTTTTCATCCCATTTATTTTTATTACTATTTAAAACAATAACTAATAAATCAAATGTTCCAGTGATAAGCTTTCCTTTATCTTTTTCTTGTAAGATATAATTACCTCTATTAACTACTTTATACTCAACCATATATTTAGATTTTATTAAAAATTGTATATAATCAGCATCATCCCAATTTGGTAAAAATGAGAATATGGTAAAGTCAAATTTATGTTTATTCATCTTATCCAGAAGTGTTAAACATTGTGAAGAACATTTTTTCATAAGAATAGGTAAATAAGGTGGATTAAAAAAAACGCCTTTTATATTTTGTAATATTAAGTTCTCATAATTTAGATTATAAAAACTTCCTACACTTCCAAAAATACTATCTGTATCTTTAAAAATAGAACAAAAACGATACATATTAAAATTTAAAGGACTAGCAAATGTTTCAAAACTAATATCAAATAATTCACTAATTGTTTCATATAATTCTATACCTATACTCCATTGTTGGCTTGATGTATCAAAAATACCATATCTTAATATCATACGTATAATATCATAAGGAAATGGTTTATCATAATTTTTCATTAATTTATAATAACGATTGGAATTTATAATTTTAGTATAATCTTTATATTTTATAATAAAATGAGTATCATTCTCTAATTTTATAGAACATTCAATTTGTTTTCCTAGATTAATAATTTGCGTTTCTATCATATGTTTAAAATCAGTATGGCGTTTTCTAAATTCATTATTGGCTTTTATAAATTCTTTTTCTATTTTTGATATTATTTCTGTAGATACTTTTATTTTTTTTTCATTATATTCATTAATCATTTTATTGAAATAAAATATAGAACATAGTTTTGTTCCATCATTTAGTATAGGATTAAATAAGAAATAATATGATAATGTTTCATAATTTGTTTCTGTTTCATAATTCGTTTCATTTAATAGTGTATTATTATTTGTATTATAATTATTATTTGTATTATAATTATTATTTGTATTATAATTATTATGTATTATTTCTGGTGATACTCCATGATTAATACATTCTAAAACAAATCGTTCTATTATATTTTTATTTTCATATTTTTTTCTTTTATTTTGTTCGCTATTTTCATTTATACTTAATATTTTTTCAATATTATTTAAAAGTGTATTATACAGTATAGTTCTATTATATTCCAATTCTAACTTACTATATTGTTCTTGTGTAAATGTAAATTTTTTAACTTCATTTGTATTAAAATATGAACTTTTTTGTTTTTTTTCAGTCATATTTTAATTATGTTTATGTATTTTTTATATAATTTTATATGTAATTTTTATTTTTATGTCTAAATAATAGTAGTTAGTTTTTATTTATATTCTTTTTTTACAATAATAAATTTAAAAGTATAAAAATAATAATAAAAATAATAATAAAAATAATAATAAAAATAATAATAAAAATAATAATAAAAATAATAATAAAAATAAAAATAAAAATAATAATAAAAATAATAATAAAAATAATAATAAAAATAATAATAAAAATAATAATAAAAATAATAATAAAAATAATAAAAATAGGTAAATCATTAAATTACATATCAAATAATTTATAGTTTAAGTTCTTTAAAGAATTTATATAATTATGGTTAAATATTAATGGTAAAGGTTCTTTTAGTTTATTTAATAATTCAACAACAATATAAGCACTTTCGTTTAATGAAATATTTTTTACTGGCATATTAAATAATTCTGATCTAAAATTAGAACTCATAAAATTCATTAATGTATCATTTATTTGATGTTTAACTATATAATTTCTCATATCTTCATTTTCAATTAATCTTATAAAAAATGTATATAAATCAAAATCTCTATATAATTTAACACCCGCAGAGCGTAATACAGTTATCGTTGGATCCATTTTTCTAGGAATTAAATGACTAATAAATAATTTTTTAATTTTAATATCTTCTTTATAATTATCAGGGTCTATATCACCATAATCTTTAATAATATTATTTACATAATTTGTTAATAAAGGTTTAAATAAAATAGGTGATATTAAACGATATTTTTTATCTGTATTTTTATAATAACTATTTAATGTCATTGACGATCTATCAAAATCAGCAATTAATACAGCAAATCCTAAATTTTTTACTTTTATAGATTTACCAAAAACATTGTATTTAAAGTATTTAGTTTTAGTTAAAGGACATTTTGATACAAATACATTTTCTGGTTTATAATCACCGTGAAAAAATTCAAGAGATGAAGATTGTAAATGACCGATTATTAATATTATTTGTAATAAACCATTTATAAAAGTAATATATCTTTTTTTATCATTCGTTATATTAAAATCACTATCAAGTTTACCATTAATTATATTTGTTAAAAAATCTCTTCCTGAACCTAAATTTGCTTCTTCCATTAAATTATAACCTTGATATTTACCTTTTGTTGTTTTATTTTTATTACATACACCAGAATTTAAAATTTTAACTGTGTTTAAAGGTAATTCATTATACACATATGTATTAATTAATGTTTGTATTGTAAACCCATCTAATTCTACAAACATATATTTTTTTGTTTCTGTTCTTAATTTGATATAATAATTATTTAAGGGAACAACTTTTAAGATTTGTTTTTCATAGTTATGTTCATTGTTAATTTGTTTTTTTTTACTTTCTATTTTACACATAATAGAATGAATAGATGCTCCGCTTTTGCCTTGAGAACTATAGGTTTTCATTGTATTACATTTACATTCTTCTTCTAAATGTAATTTATGTAAATTACTACAAATACAATTTAATTTATCATCATTAAATAATTCACTATCTAATTTTTTACCTTGAATTATTTTTTTATTTCTTAAATTATATAAATTATCATCTAAAAATTCAATCACTTTATCTTTTTTACTTTGTGATACTTTATTTTTTTTTATTGTTCTTATTTTTGTTAAAAATGTTTTATTATTATTTTCATTTTTTTTACTTGTTTTACTTTTTTTATTTTTACTAAAATTACTATTTATTATTGAAAATGTAATTGTGCTTTCAGTATCATTTAAATTATTATTAAAATTATTATTTAAATTATTATTAAATAGTGATTTTGATTTAGTTTTTAGTAATGATGATTTCTTACTTTTTAATAGTGAAGAACTTTTACTTTTTGGTAATGATGATTTCTTACTTTTTAATAGTGAAGAATTTTTATTAGAATTATTATATTTTGACATATTTATTATTAATATAGTTTTATTATATTATTATATTTATTATATTACTATATTATTATATTTTTATTGTATTATTTATAAATTAAATAAAATATAATTTATTATATTAGTTGTTATTATATTTATGCAACTATTTATAATTAAAAAAAACATATACTATTATAATTATATAATTAAAATATAAAATATAAAATATAAAATATAATATTATATTAGATAAACTACTATTAGTAATTTATAACTACTTTATATTAAACTAATTAAACTTATAATATGTCTAAATTAACATTGAAAAAACCTAAAAGTAAAAGTAATTCTAAAAATAATTCTAAAAGTATTCCTAAAAGTATTTCTAAAAAAACTATTAAAGTATCAAAGAAAAAAAACTTTATTACAGTTAAAATAAATGATGATGACAATAAAACAGGACAAACTAAAAAAGATATAATGGTAAAAGAAGATAAAAAAGAAGCAAATAAAGAAGATAAAATAACTAAGTCTCTAGAGAAATATATTCCATTAGTAATTAAAAATAAAGTTTATCCTAAAAATAGTATATGGGAATTACCTAACCGTAAGCATTTTTATAATTGGGTAAATACTACTTTTGCTCAATATGACGAAACCAATAAATCTTATACTACTAAACAAGAAATACCACGTATTAAAGAACAAAACGAAATGCGACTAAATACTATTCAACGTTTAACCCGTGATTATTTACAAGATGGAAGTCCTATGAGAGGTCTATTATTATATGTTGGTTTAGGTCACGGTAAAACGTGTGCTTCTATTGCTATTGCTGAAGCAATATATACTAAAAAAGAAGTTCTTTTTGTTAGTAAAGCAAATTTAGAAGAGAATTTTAGAAAAGAAATAAAACAATGTGGAACAGATTATTTCAAAACATTAAATCATTGGGTGTTTAATAAATGTGAAAAAGAAAGTGAAAAACAATTGGCAAAAGAGTTAGGTATTTCAGAAAAATCTATGAATGATAATAAAGGTGTGTTTTTTATAGATTTTACAAATAATAATTCCAATTACAATGATTTAACCTCATCACAAAAAGAAAAATTAGATAAACAAATTAATGATATGATAAATAATAGATTTAAATTTTTACATTATGATGCTCCTAATAAATCAACTTTACTCAAAGAAGGTATATTTGATAATAAAATTGTTATTGTAGATGAAGTTCATAATTTAGGTAATACAATGAATTCAAAAAGTGTTAGTGGTAAATTGTTTTATAAATTATTTATGGATGCCAAAAATCCAAAATATGTATTTTTAAGTGGCACACCAATTATTAATCAAGTTATTGAAATTAGTAAAATTTATAATATTTTACGAGGATATATGAATGTTCTAGAGATTAAATTTAAAACTTTGTATGATGGTGGATTAAATATAAATTATGAAAATATTAGATATAAATTAAAACAAAACGACTATGTCGACCAAATTATTATTGATAAAACACGCAAAATTATTAAAGTCACCAAAAATCCCGATGATTTTATAACAGAACCAAAAGGGAAAGGCATTATTTATAAACCAGAAAGTAATATTGATGACACAATATTTTATCAACAAATTGAAAAATTAATACAACAAATGGGTTATAAAATACTTATTAATGAGAAAAAAGAAACGTGTTTTCCTGAAGATAAAGATGAATTTGAAAGACAATTTTATAATCCTGAAATCAATAAATTAAAAAATGTAGAATTAATTAAACGCCGTATTGTAGGTTTAACCTCTTATTATGGTTATCAAGATAAAACACGTTATCCTAAACTTATATCTACTAATATAGACCCAATACCAATGAGTTCATATCAATTATCTAAATATGAAAAATATAGACATGAAGAAATAGAAGATGATAGAAAGAAAAAACGCCAAGGTGATAAAGAAGATAATGTATCATCAACCTATCGTTTATACAGTAGGTTAGCCTGTTCTTTTGTATTTCCAGAAGAAATTGGTAGTCCTTATGATAATAAAGAAGTGAAAGATAAACTTTTACAAGTTGAAACTTTATCTGAACATTTAGATAATGATTTAATAATTGATGATGATGAAATAGATACAATGTCAAAGTCAGCCTATGAAAAAACGATTAAAGATACTTACTTAAAAATATTAGCAAAAGATAAACATAAATATTTAGACATAAAAAATGGTAGTCTTGCTAAATATTCACCAAAATATTTAAAAATGATCTCTAATATTTTAAAAGAAGAAGGCAAACTATTTGTCTATAGTAATTTTTTAACATTAACTGGATTAAATACATTTGCTCTTGCTCTAGAACAAACTGGGAAATGGTCGCAATTTGATATAAAAAAAACAAAAGTAAATAATGAATGGAAATGGGTTTTAGATATTGATGAAAAAGATAAAGATAAACATAAATATATGTTTTATACTGGTGCTATAGATAAAACAAAACGTGAAATTTTACGGAATATCTATAATTCTGAATTTGATAAATTAGACAGTAGTTGTTCTTTATTAGTTGCTGAATTAAAGAAAAATTATAAAAATAATTATACTGGCGATGTTATAAAAATGCTTATGACCACAAAAACTGGGGCTGAAGGTTTAGATTTAAAAGAAGTAAGATATATTCATATCATGGAACCTTATTGGCAACCAGTCTTAATAACACAGATTATTGGGCGTGGTGTGCGTAATGGGTCTCATTTAAATTTACCAAAACAAGACCGCACAGTAGAAGTATTTTTATATATGTCTACAATTACTCCTGAATTAGTGAAGACAATTACAAAACAAGATGTGCGTTCTGATATTTATACTTACACCAATCCTGCTTTAAGTAATAAAGCATTTAAAGTAGTAACAAGTGATGAACATTTATATATGGTTGCTGAAAGAAAGAAAAAAATTGTGAATGAATTTCAAAATTTAATGAAAATGTCTGCTTTTGATTGTAGTATAAATTATAGTAAAAATAAATTATCTCCTGAAAATGAAAATCTTATATGTATGGATTATGATACTGAAAATAGAGATAATTATATTTATACACCATCTATTCAAGATACAATTGATACAATTGATATTACACCTGAAAAACTTGTTTTTGATTTATATGATAAAATGAATATAAAAGATAAATTATATTATGCTGATAAAAAACCTAACGCAATGGGTAAAATGTATATTTATAATGAAAATTTAGTATATAAAAATAGATTACCTAAACCTGTAGGAGAAATTAAACTTAAAAATGGTAAAAAACAAATTATGTTTTATAAAAAGAAGAAGTAAAAACAGAAGAAATAAAAAAGAAATTAATAAATTAAAATAAAAAATATAAATAATTTAATACTATTTATTACGAAGAACACATTAAACATTCATGTTCTTCTTTAATTTCGATATGAATTTGAGTTTCATTTTTATTAGTTGTTGCTATATCAACGTCTTTATTATCTTTATTATCAGTGTCTTGTTTTGTAGAATTTGATTTTAAATCAACACTAAATTTTTGTGCTGATGTTTTACGTATATACATTATTATTAATTAATTATTATATTCCCATAAAAATCCTCCATGAATTGTTTTATTTTTAATTGCATATATTAATGTTGAACTACAAAAACTATATTTTATATATATTTCATTAAAAGTATTAAATATTACGACTTCATTATTTAATGGATTTATTTGTTTAATTGATTTTGAATTAGTTGGTATTATTCTATTTATTGGTTTATTGTATTTAATTAATAAATCGTCAGGACATTTTAAATATTCTATATAATAATTATTATTATATAATTCATTATTTGTAATAATATTTTTAACTTTTATTTTACTTATTTTTAATTCTTTTCCTAGAAATTCTTTTGTATAAAAAGAATCTAAAATCTCTGTTTTAGTTGAATTTAATTTAAGTATTGTTGAACGTATTGGAGGTTTTGCTTTAAAATTTACTGTTGGTAAAATATTAGCAATTGTAGGGTCTTCACCTTTTTTTACAAAATTCCATCTAAAATTTTTATATATTTTATTATTTTTTATTGCTGTTTGAATACTGGATTTTTGAAAACCATTATTTTCTGGACTACGTAAAAGATAAATCATACTATCATATATTTTTATTATATTTTTAAAATTATCTGGGTCTATTTTTTGTATTTTTTGCCCCTTAGGCGTTTTACCCTTAATATTTAAATTTATAGTCATATTATAATTAGGATTTTGTGTTTCATTTGTTTTTAATTGTCTATTTTCTATATTAGTTATTGTTTCAATTATAGGTTCAATTATAGGTTCAATTATAGGCTCAGTTATAGGTTCAATTATAGGCTCAGTTATAGGTTCAATTATAGGTTCAATTATAGGTTCAATTATAGGTTCAATTATAGGTTTAATTATAGGTTCAATTGTAGAATTAGATAATAATGTATTATTATTTATTATATTTTGATTTTGTTGATAATCTTTAATATTAGTTATTAGACTAGGCAAATTATTATTTAATATTTCTTTTACTGTATTAATATATAACTCATTATTTAATATATTAGATATTAGATTATAATCTAATTTTTGTTTTTCTAAATCTAATTTTTGTTTTTCTAAATCTAATTTTTGTTTTTCTAATAATTGTATTGGTGATAAAAAAATAATTTGTGATACATAATGTTTAACAATATTTAATAATTGATTATAATTAAATTCATCATTTAATAATACTATTTCTTGAGGCATATGACCATTAATTGGTTGTCTATGTAAATATTTTTTTATAGTAGCATCTGCCAATATACTTTCTTCAACATCTCTAAAATTATCACATTCAAATATTTCTAAAAACATTGAATTACCATACTGTCTATTTAATTGATTATGTCTTGCCAAAGTTTCTTTAGTTGAACCAATTTTTATAAATTTATGTTCTTCAATTTCAGAGATATAAACACATCTTTTACCTTTTGTTTTTTCAATTAATATTTTGTGTTTATTTAATTTTAAATCATTATTATATTTAATTTCATTTAATTTAATTTTTTCATCTTTAATTAATAATTGATTTCGTAATTCTACTGTTTCTTCATTCATAGTATCATGTAATACTTCTTCAAGTTTTATATAATAATTATGTATTTCATCTGCTTTTTTTGTATCTGCTTTTAAACAAAATTTTTTAAAGGTATTAATTGTTAATAAAATAGTTTCTTTATTATTACCTCCACGTTTATCTTGTTTTAAGTTTTGCTCCCCCTTGAGGGGGAGCAAAATTTTATAATCTAAATCTAATACAAAATATTTTTCAAGTAATCTTTTAGCATGATCTTTTCTTGTAAAACATACCCATTTCCAAATAGTATCAAAATCTATTATAAATTCATTATTATAATCATGATTTAAATAACAATAAAAACTTGCAACAAATAATTGTTGCTCTGAATTAGTAAATTTTTCTTTAACTTTTGTAATTAATTTACTTTGATAATCTTTAGAAAGACGTGTAATAGGATTTTTTTCTATAAGTTTAACTATATCTAATGTATCAGTCATTTTTATATTTTACTAATTGTAATTATATGTTATAAATGTATTCTCTTTAAGTTATAAAATGTGTTATTATTTGTGTAAAAAAATACACAATTTTTAACAAATTAAAAAATAAAAAATAAAAAATATAAATAATTTAATACTATTTATTACGAAGAACACATTAAACATTCAGGTTCTTCTTTAACTTCGATATGAATTTGAGTTTCATTTGTATTATGTTGTGTTATATTATTATCTTTATTATCTTTATTATTAGTGTCTTGTTTTGTAGAATTTGATTTTAAATCAACACTAAATTTTTGTGCTGATGTTTTTGCTTGTGAGCGTAAATAATATATTCCTGTTTTTAACCCTTTTTTCCAAGAGTAAAAATGCATAGCATTTAATGTTTTATAAGTAGGATTTTTAACAAATAAATTCATTGATTGTGTTTGGCATACAAATGGGGCTCTATCTGCTGCTAAATCAATAAGTGTTTTTTGTTTCATCTCCCAAACTGTTTTATAAAGGTCTTTTATGTTTTGAGGTATTTCATCTATGTTTTGAACACTACCATCATTCATAATAATTTTATCTTTCATTGATTGATTCCAAATACCTAAGTCAAGTAAATCTTGTACTAAATATTTATTTATAACTACAAATGTTCCTGCTAATGTTTTACGTGTATATATATTATTCGTAAAAGGTTCAATACATTCATTCCAACCTAATATTTGACTTGTTGACGCTGTAGGCATAAGAGCAATTAAAAGAGAATTACGAATACCGTGTTTTAAAATATCGGCTCTTAATGTTTCCCATTCACTTTTCATTTCAGGACTAGGTTCAACATTCCATAAATCAAATTGAAATTTACCTTCTGATATAGGACTACCTATAAATGAAGCATAAGAACCAGCGTATTGATTTGGTAATTTTAATTCATCATCAATAATAAAATGAGTTGCTTTTAATTCTTGTAGTCTTGCCTTATCTTCTTGAGACAATTCAGTTGGATTTTCAGCGGTTCCTGAACCTAATTTAATAATACGTTTATATTCTTGGACGTATTTCTTTCTTTTACGGGCAATTTCCATACTACATTCTAAAGCAGCAAAATACATATTTTCAAATATCTTACGATTTATGACTCTGGCTTCATCACTATCAAATGGTATTTTTAACATAGCAAGAAGGTCCACCAGTCCTTGACATCCAAGTCCTTGTGGTCTGTTTTTCCTATTACTATACTCTGCTTCCTTCACTGGATAATAATTATAATCTATAATTTTATTTATATTACGAACAACTTGTTTAACGACTTCTCTTAATTTTTCATAATTAAAAAAAAGAGTGCCTTCTTTATTTGTTTCTATCATTTTAGGCAAAGCAATACTTGCTAAATTACATACAGCAATTTCATCTCGTGATGTATACTCGCATATTTCGTGACAAAGATTACTGCTTTGTATAGTTCCTAAATTCTTTTGATTATTTTTAATATTAACAGCATCTTTAAAACCAATATAAGGTGTTCCTGTTTCCATTTGTGATGTAAGTATGGCTTCCCATACTGTTCTTGCTTTTAAAACTTTAATATAACGCCCTTCTTTTTCATATTGTGTATAAAGTTTTTCAAATTCGTCTCCATAAGTTAAATATAAATTGGGACATTGATCGGGGCACATAAAAGACCAGTCCCCATCTTCTTCCACACGTTTCATAAACAAATCGGGTATCCACATAGCATAGAACAAATCACGGGCACGTTCTTCTTCAATACCAGTATTTAATTTTAATTTTAAAAAGTCTAATACATCAGAATGCCACGGTTCTAAGTAGCAAGCGATGGATCCTGCCCTTTTACCTCCACCATTATGTGCTATACCTAAATGAGCAACAGTATAATCGTGGGGTGTATCAATTTCAAAATCATGAACTGTTCCTTCATATTGTATTTTTTTAATAGTTTCTATACGTGAATAAATATAATTATTATGACACAAAAATGTATTATTATCATTATTTATAATATTAGACTTAATATTGGGAACTATGTCATCTAATTCATTAATATAAGGTATTTTAATACCATATACTATTAATTCATTACTAAATTTTTCATAACCTGAACTTAATGCTCCTAGACGTAATAACATATATCTTAATGCTTCAATAATAGAATAAGATGTCATTTCAATACTGATTTCTTTTTCTCCAATACAACCATCAGTTTTAATTAAACCTTTAATAATTTGTTTTATTTTATTTAATGGTAAATGTAGAAATTGTGGTTCAAATCGTTTAATTTTATTATTATTATATAGTTGAGATTGTAAAAATTTAAAGCCTGGATTAGCAGTAGACCATTTTAACACTGTACATTTAGGCGATTCATCATCTATATAAGAATTTACTTTTATACCTCTATCTTGTAAATAAGATGTTACAAAAGTAATAATATCATTTTTAGTTGTATTATTTAAAGATACACCAGAAGCAGACTTTGAAATATAACCATCTCCAAGTAAAATACCATACATATAACAATCATCTTCTGTAATAGTTTGTATATCTAATTCATACGTTGGTTTTGGAAAGATTAAAAAATCATCTATTTGTAATTCATTTGCATCGTAAAACTCTGGTTTTATTATATTTTTATCTAATCTATTACATATTGTATTAAAATTTAAGCCTTTAGTTTGTTCTTTCAAAGCCATTATTTGATGTTCTCCTGTTACTTTTATTGGATATAGTGCGTGCTTAATTTGTATTTCTAACATTTCGCCATTATATTCATGACGAACTGGTAAATTTACAGTTGCGTATGAACCATTACTTGTAAGCACTTTTTCTCCAATAGCAATATCTTCAATAGCCTTTGGTCCATTTAATGTATAAACGATTGTTTCTGGTGTAAAACATTGGTCAACGTAGCGTGCTGTTTCATTAAATACTTTAAGCATAGGAACAATACCATTACTAATGCCATTGGTGCCTCTAATTCGACTACCTTTCCCTCTAATTTTATGAAAAGCAACTCCAATACCACCAGCACATTTACTGATTTTAGCACAATCTTTAATTGTTTTATAAATCCCGTCAATACTATCTTCATCTACAGTAAGTAAAAAACAACTTGAGGCTTGTTCTCGTTGTGTTCCCATATTAAATAAGGTTGGTGTTGCGTGTGTAAAATAACCTTCTGACATTAATTTATAAGATTTAAGTGCTTCTTTAATATCATCTTTATGAATACTTAAAGCAACACGCATTAATAAATGTTGTGGACGTTCAATAATCTTACCATTAATTCGCATTAAATAAGCACGCTCTAATGTTTTAAAACCAAAATAATCATAATTAAAATCTTTTTCATAATCTAGAGTAGCATTAATTTTATTTTTATGTTCCATTACCATATCATATAACCGTTTATTAATGAGAGGACAGTGTTCTCCTAAAACATCTTTGTTGTCCCATAATACTTGTATAACTTCACTATAACTTGGACTTGTATTTTTATTATGATTACTAATACTAATACGGGATGCTAATTTTCCATAATCAGGATGTAATGTTGTTTTAGCAGCACAAATTTCAGCAGTTAATTCATCAATCTTATGAGTTGGAATACCATCATAAATTTGGGCAATAATTTGTTGTGCTAATTCAATAGCATTTAATTTAGTTAAATCTTTAGAATATTTTTGTATACGTTTAATGATTTTATCAAAAGAAACTTCTTCACGCTCAGTATTACGCTTTAATACATACATTGACATTGTTGATGCCATTTTAGTAGTTGATAATTAGTTAATAAGTAATAATTAAAAATTTATGATTTATTAAAATAAAATTAATATATTAAAATACAAATATTATTTTATTAATATTGTTAATATATTTTTTTATTTTATATTAATCTTAAAGTTTTTTATTTTTAAATTTATATATTTTTAAAAATAAAAAATTAAGGTATAAATAAGTATTTTCTAATTAAATATAAATAATTTAAACAAACATAATAAAATAATGAAAATAATGTAATAAATATAAATAATATTAAAAATATTATTGACTAACAAATATTTCTTTTTTTGTTTCTTCTTTGACTTCTTCTTTCACTTCTTCTTTCACTTCTTCTTTCACTTCTTCTGGTTGAGGTAATAATTTTTTAATATTTGCTTTCGTTTTATTTTCACAATAAAATTTAACTTTTTCACAGTAATATAAATCAATTAAATTATTATTTTCTAAATGATTAAATATATCATAAACATTTAATACTGGTATTATTTTCTCTTTTTGTGTTGTTAAATTTACATATTCTCCTTCACATAAATTAACAATTAATATTAAACCTACTATATTGCCACCATATTTTCTAATTTTATTCATTATATTATTTAAAAGAAAATCATTACTTACAATTGTTTCAATCAATACAATTTTATCATCAATTTCCATTCCACCTTCTATTTTTATATTTTTTATATTATCTTTATCACTATTATCGTTTCCAGAATGATTTATATATAACATACCTTTTTCAAAACTAGTTGCTATATTAGTAGCATAAGGAATAGCGCTTGAACTAGTAGCACAAATTTTATTAAATTCTATTTCTTTATTTGTTTCTTTAGTTTTAATTGTATTTTCAACTAGTAAAGAAATATTATCAAATAATTCTGGGTGTGATAATACTTTATTAAAATTCATATGATAAGGTAATTCTCCACTAAGAGGGCATTCTTTTACAGTAATTGTCTTTGAAGACATTAAACTTGTATAAATCGTTGCTTTAGCCATAATGAAATGAGTTGATAAATAAGTTAATAAATTTAAATAGTTATAGTTATAGTTATTATTATAAAATAAATTTTAAATTAAAATTTTACTTATTTAATTAATAAATAAATAAATAAAATATTAATAAATATTAATAAATAAATAAAATATTAATAAATAAAATATTAATAAATAAAATATTAATAAATATTAATAAATAAATAAAATATTAATAAAATGCTAATAAAAAAACATTTAACTTTAACAAAAAAAACAAATAAAAAGTTTAATAAAGAGACAAATAAAGTTAAAACACAAAAAGGTGGTTTATTTAATAAAAAAACTCCTGCTGTATATAAAAATATTAGTTATAAAAAATCAAAAACTGGGTTTTCAATATCTGAATTAAAATGTCCTGTTTGTAATAATAATTTATTTAAATTGAGAAGAATGAAACTTACAACACGAGCAAAAGGTTTTTTATTAGATACAGACTTTTTTGATAATACGTTTAAAGAATTTACTTGTGTTAGTTGTGGTAAAGTTGAATTTTATAGTGATAGATTAAATTTTACAACAAGTAAAAAATAAGTTTTTAGTTAGTCTTTTTAGATTTAATCTTTTTAGACTTAGTCTTTTTTAGAGTTAGTCTTTTTAGAGTTAGTTTTTTTAGATTTATTTTTTTAGATTTAGTCTTTTTAGATTTATAACCACCTTCTAAAGGGAAATAAGTATTTATTTTATCGTAAGGTATACCATAATTATTATTTACTTTTATAGCAGAAAAATGACTACCACTATGATTTATTATATAAAAAGGTTTTCCTTCTATTTGATCATATGGTATTTTTAATATGGTTACATTATTTATTATAATAAAATTTATATTATAATAAATTGCTATTTGTATAATATCATAAATCTCTAAATATAAATCATTTGTAGTAATTGTAGGATCAGTTAATAATCTATTTTTAACGTCTTCATCTATGTTGGGAGTTAAAGGAAATATTATTTTTCTAAAAAAAAATGCTATTGTATTTCTTTGTTTCGGTGTTAATTTTCTAAATTTTTCATTAATATTAATTAATATACTATGTATTAAACAATCACTTTGATTACCACTTGTTTTCATTATTATAAATTTACTTGATTTTTTTAAAGAATTTGTAATTTCTTTTTCAATTTCAATTTTTTCTTCTTCACTTTCTATATAGAGAAATAAACCTATTATAATATCTACTAATAGATTTAAGTTATTATTAGTATTTTCTATTAATTTTTTTATTTGCTCCTTGCTTATTGTATCTAAAAAATTTTTAATTTCGTTAAATTGATATAAATAATTATGAATTTGTTCAGTTTGAGTTTCTAAATCTTTATCTAAACCTAAGTGCATACTTTTATTTAATGTTATTTTACTACGAGTACTATTTTGTTTAATAGTTTTAAGTTTGTCATTTTCTTTTTTAATTAATTTATCATAAAATAATTTTTCAAACCATTTATCTTGTAAACTCATACTATTTAAAATATGATTTCGTTTTTGCTCTTTGTTAAAGTGCGTATTCAAACTTGCTTTCATAGCGCGTTTTAAATTATTATTATTATTATTATTTGCTAATGCCATAGTAGATATAAAAACAAATATTAATTATATATTATATATTATATAAGAAAATAAATAAAAAATAATAAAACATTTTAATAAAATTTTAGTTAATTTTTTTCTAAAAACTTAATTATTTGCGTTCGGGATTTTTTAAATCCTGATTTTAGTTAAGTTTTTCTTAAAAACTTATTTTCTAAAAACTTATTTAATATATATTAATAGGTTTTAATGTATTTGAAGTATCTGGGTCTCTAGTGACTATTCTAAAGAGCAAATGAGATTGTAAATCAATATTAATTAATGTTCCATAAGTAGCACTTGTAAAATCTAAATTTGTATAATAATTAGTATCACCATCCACAGTTTGATTTAGGGCATTTAATGTTCCTGGAGGACTAATATATAAGTTTTTAATAAAACCTCTATTATTAGTATCTGCTAATCCATTGGTTTCTAAATCTAAATTAATAATAGTATGACCTTCTTCTCTATTAATAAATGTTTGAAATCTACTATTATTTGTTCCTGAAGTATTCATTGTAAAATTTTTTACTAAAATTCTATCACCAACTCTAAATAATCTATTTGAAAAATAGGTTGTTGTTTCTATTTTAATCATTTTATGGAGTAAATGAGTGCTAAAAGGGTAAGCATTTGAAGCACCTAGTTCTAATGTAGCACCAATAGTATCTAATGTTCCTGTAAATGTAATTGCTGTATTTGTTAATACATCATTTTGTGTATTTATAAAATTACCTCTAGGGTCAGTAATTGAGATTGTCATACTATTTAAACTTGCTAAAGGATTATTATAAAACTTTTTCTTTTCAAAATAAGCGGGATTAAATTTCATAAACCCTCTATTATATTCACTTGTAAAACCTTGTTTTGGAGTAGAATTAACAATACTTGTGCCAGCCCCTGATATATACTCGGTTGATAATACACTTGAAAAAAATACTTTATCAAATATAAGTGTTGAAAATGCTCTATCAACCCAATTATTAGTTCCTCTAAAAACACTGTCTAATTCATCAATACGTAATAATAAGTAAGGGTATTTCATTAAACCATTGTAAAGACGCGTATCAAAGGGTACAATACTTGAATCCATAGGTAAAATCGCATTTACTAATTCAACACTAACCACATTTTTATACATTTGACTAATACCGGCACCTGTAAATTCATTATGTTGATTAAATTTAACACGGAATTTAAAACGACTTTCGGCATTTTCTTCCCATTGTCTATCAACACTATTTACATTTATATAATGAACTTTTTCAATATAATCAGGTTGGGTGTCTTTTTGTAATTTAACTAACGCTTCCTGCATTTTTGCTAAATCAACATTAGATGCGGGTTGAGATTTATTATCATTAACCATATTTTTATCTATTTTTTTTAACATAGTTTGAGTATATTCATTACCTAAGTTAGATAAATCCATTGGGTCGACAACAGTTTGACTAATATTAGTAGTAGCATTCGTATTATTTTTGCTTAATACTATTTGATTTCCATTAGTAGGTTGATTAATTGGGTTGGGAGAAATATCATTTGTATAGTGATTATTCTGTTGATTATTAATACGCTGGGTATTATTTTGATTTTTATTTCTTTCATAATTTTCTGATTGAGACTGAACTTGTTGATTACGTTGTTTTTGATAATCTTCTAACATAGCCATTGGATTTGACCCTTCCATTTTTTGTAAATTTTCAATATTTTGATAAAGAGGACTATCAACATTTTCAGTATTAAATAATGTGTCGGTCATATCATCACTTAAATTAAAAGGTTTAACTGTAAAATCAGTGCATGCTTTATCATTTTTACTTTGAGGTTGATTTGTATTATGTTTAAAATCATTCATTATGGTTTCATTAGAATTACCATTGCCATTACTATTATTATAGTGAGATGATGATATTGATGGTTGAGGTAAATAAGTATTAGGATTTCCACCACCATTATTATTACTACGTTGTGCTAATAATTCATTATATTTATTATCAATATTTTCATTTTCTTTTACCATAGTAAATCCGTGTGATGTATCAGTATTAGTTAAAGATGATACATTGTTATTAGTTGTATTTGTATTATTAGAATTATTTATATTATTTGTATTTACATTCATTTTACCTTTATTACTTTCTTTTTCAAAAATTTTAGTATGAAAATAACCAACTGATTTATCAACGAGTTGTGAATTAATGGTTGATAAATTTCTTTCATTTTGAGGACATTTATCGTATGTTATTGATGCCATTTTATTAAATGTTGTTCTATAGGCTGAATTTTTAGAAATATCTTTGTTTGTTCTTTTCATAATTTCATTAGAAACTTGTTTAAAGGTATTCTCTAGATTATTCTGGGAATAATAAAGTTGGCTAATAGTATCTTCACTCATTTTATATTTTATAGTTATTAATGTTTATTAATAGTTAATAATGGTTAATATAATTTAATAGTATTAAATATTATCTATAATTATTTATTATATTATAATATTTTATAATTCTATATTATACTTTTATATTTTTTATATTAATCTTTTATACTTTTATATTTTTATATTTTTTATATTAATCTTTTTTAAAAAATAAAATAAATTGTTTTAAAAATAAACTATTTTTGTTTTTCTTAACCTAAAAAAATTATAAAAAATAAAAGATTAATAACAATAATCAACAAAATCAATATATTCATTACATTTAATCTTTCCAAACCCATCTAAAGACTTTTTATCATTTTCTTCATTTTCATAACAAATACGTAAGCATTGATTATGTTTTTTCTTGTAATTATTAATTTTATCACTATTACTACCTTCACATAAGTATAAAGTTAAAGGCAAAATAGAACTAATTAAATTACACAATTTGTAGTCATTTTTTACATAATCTTTATTTTTTTCAATATAACTTAAAAATGTTAATAAATAATTAAAATTTGCTGCTTTATTCACTTCACATTTAGCACAAATACACGCACATACTTCTTGAAAATAACGAATAAAATCTTCAATAGTATAATAAATCTCATTTGGTGTTGGTGTTGATGTTGATGTTGGTGATAATGTTTGTTCTGGTATATCTTCAAATGGATCCATTTTTCAAATTTATTTATTAAATAAAGTAATTGTATTTATAAACTTTTACTTATAAAATTCAATTTTTAGAAAAATTTAACTAAAACATATTATTTTATATTACTTTAGTTTATTTTAGATTATATTATTTTTATTATTTATGTTTATTATAAAAATCATTTCTTTTTCCATTCATTGTATCATCATCAACTATTGTTTGAACGACATTTTTAAATGTTTTGCCATCTAATAAACTAGTTATAAAATAAATACAATACATACCACATTCACTATTTTTATATTGATGTCTAACTTTATTAATTTTAATTTCTATTTTAATAGGTTTAGTTAATTTTGATGCTTGTTCTTTTAATCTATTCATTAATACAACTACTTCAGGATTAGGTTTTATTCCATAACTATCCCAATAACATACTTCACCTTTATTAATATCACAATACATAGCAACCCAATGACTGCCAGATTGTGTATGCTTATCTAAATTAAAAATAACTCCTATTTTTGTTTTATTTTTTTTCATTAATTCAGATAAATCTATTTTACATAATTCATCTACAACACATTCGCCAAATCCAACTTTAGTATCAAAATCCATAGGCACAGGACCAATAAACTCAAACTCAGGATATTTGATTTCGTATTGATTCATAACATCTCTAATATCAATTGTATTTAACCATTCTCTTGGGTTTTCACTCCAAGATTTAGGCATAAATGGTTTGAAATTTTTTAAGAGTTCTTTTTGTAAATAACTGTCTTTAATAAAATCTTGTTTTAACCAACATACTTCATCATTACATTTATATTTCATAACATTATGTATAGCATTCCATAATGTTTTTCCAGTAGTAATAGTAGAAAATTCGATTTTCATTTGAGGATGGGTTTCATTCCATTTAGTTGCTATTTTACGTAATGCTTCAATTGTAAAACAACTTTCACTTGTTGCAGATTTAATAATATTTACATTTTTCTTTTTTAGTTGTTTTCTTTTAGATAAATTAGATACATCAATTGGTTCAATAAATGGGGCACATTTTTGTGTTTTTTTACTTTGTGTTTTTTTACTTTGTGTTTTTTTACTTTGTGTTTTTTTACTTTGTGTTTTTTTACTTTGTGTTTTTTTACTTTGTGTTTTTTTATTGTTTTTCATTTTTATATATTAAATTTATAGAAGAAATTAAATTATTATTAATAAAAAAATTAAAAATTAAAATTAAAATTAAAATTAAAATAAAAATAAAAATAAAAATAAAAAATAAAAAATAAAAATAAAAATTAATTATTTTGAAAATTCATAATTTCTAAAAAGACACGATGTTTAGAATATTCAGGATCGCTAAACATTTCAAGTAAGATATTTTCTGTTGAAAATGAACTATATGCTTCTTTTAAATTTTCTTTTAATGTATCTCTAATGTATTTTTTTAATTCAGTTGCTTTTTCTACATATAATTTATTAATAAGTGTTTTAATTGCGTTTTCACTTAATTTAGATTGATTTGTATCAGTTAATTCTTTTTCATAATAATACTTAATATAAAAATAAGTAATATCTTTTACCATATCTGCTAAACCACTCATTTTTAGATATATTTATAATTAATAATTTATAATTAATACTATTTGTATTTATTACTTTATACTATTTAAATTTATTACTTTATACTATTTTAGTTTATGTTTATATTATTATTTATATTATAAATTATTATATTTTACTTATAAATATATGTTTATATTTTAAATTATTATTATTTATACTTTTATATTTAATACGTTTTTCTTTTGTATATATTTTACTATTTTTTATTAGTAATTAATATTTTTTATTAGTAATTAATATTTTTAATTATTAAAAAATAAATATAAATATATAAATATATATAATAATTATATAAATAAGTGAAATAATGTTTATATATCTATATAAAATTTATAATCAACTAAAAACATTATATACTATAAAAACACATATTGAAAATATATATAAAATAGAAATAGTAGATGTTGAAAATCAACTTATAAATGAAAATGAAAATGAAAAACGTAGATTAGAATTACTTCAATCTTTAAAAAATATTATTTTTAAATCAGGTAGTTTATATATTAAATTTTTTCAATGGTATATTAGTAAAGTAAAAGCAAATATTATACATATTGATACAACTGAAAGTAAAATTTCTATTAAATTGATAAACTATTTTGAAGATATATTTGAACAATGTCCCTATCATGAATTAGAACATACTATTAACATATTTAAAGAATCAATGTTAGGTATTGAACTTAAAGATTATATAGATATATCAACATTTAAACCAATTGCTTCTGGTAGTATAGGACAAGTTTATTATGGAAAACGTAAAAGAGATGGTTTAGAAGTTGCTATTAAAGTTAAACATCCTACAATTGAAAAAGATTTAGAAAATCAATATGAATTAATTACTATTCTAAAATATATACAATCTATACATTATTTTAAAATGAAATATAATTTAATTTTTAATATAGATGATTTTTTAGAAGATATAAATTTACAATGTGATTTTAATAATGAAGCAAATAATGTAAAACAGTTTATTGAAAATTTTAAAGAAAGTTCAGATTATGTTATATTTCCTAAAATACTATTTCAATCAAATGATATACTTATTAGTGAATATGTTGAAGGAGAAAGTGTTTCTACTCTAAGTGATATGACAAAATTTAAAACATCTTTAAATTTTATATCTTTTTTTTATCAAATGTTATTTGTTGATAATTTTATTCACGGAGATTTACATTGTAAAAACTGGAAAATTAGATATAATGAGACTACTAAACTTACTCAAATGATAATCTACGATTGTGGTATTTGTTTTCAAAATAGTAATACTAAACTAACTACTGATTTTTGGTTTGCTCTAATTAATTATGATATTGATAAATTAATAGAAATTTTAAAAGATTTTATAAAAATAAATAATGATTTAACTATACCTTATTTTATTAATAAAACCTTTGATGAAGATGTTTCATTTATTTTTAAAGATATGATTAATGATAGTATGGGAACATCATTAATTATGAAAATTTTACTAGATGTATTTAGAAATAATAATCTAATAATACATAAATTTTTATTAAATTTTACTATATCTATGTGTGTTATAGAAGAATATATGAAACAAACTAATTTAATTAGTAAAACTATAAATAAAAATATAACAATGTTTGATGTAATTAATGATAGTCAATTAGATATTATTGCTTTTTGTGAATCAAATAAATGTTATACTAAAGTTGGAGAACTTATTACATTAAACTCTAAAAATAATTTTAATATCTATAATAAACATAATAATTTAAATAAGTTTGAAAAAAATAATACTAAAAAATTATTTAGTAGTATAGAATTATCACCTTTAACTTTTAAACCGCCAGAGTAATTTATTTATTTTTTAATTATTATAAAATTATTCTTTTATAAAATTGATTTTTTAAATTATTTTATTCTTTTATTATTATTTTATTATTTCTTTGTAAAACTATTAACTTTTATAATGTGTGATATTGAAGGTATTAATGAATATGAAAATGAAGTTCTTAACGTTTTTAAATGTAGAGAATGTGATGAAATATCAAATAAAGAAATAATGTGTCATTGTAATGATGATAAATCAAAAGAGTATATAGATACTCACCCTCACTCACAATTATCTTTAAATCTTGTTAAATGTTATAAATGTAGTAATTCATGGCACGGTTATAAAAGATGTGATTGTGATAAATTAAATGAAGATGAAGATAAAAATGAAGATGACAATGACGATGATAATGACGAACATTATTTTAATGATTTTGTTAAATGTGGTAATTGTGGAAATATTTGGGACGGTTGTGCCCAATGTAATTGTTGGGGATTAGATATATATAGTAATTATGAAGATGGTAATGAAGATGGTAATGAAGATGGTAATGAAGATGGTAATGAAGATAATACAATACTTAAATAAAGTATAAAAAAATAATTTATTATATTTAATAAATTTAAAATTATAAAAAAATACCTATTATAATTATAACAAAATACCTATTATAATTATAAGTAAATTTTATTAACTTTTTTTTATTATGACAGAAAAAACTATCTGTATTCATATATTTCGTAGAGATTATCGTTTAGAAGATAATACTACTCTTATAGAAGCCTGTAAAACACACGACTTTGTATTACCTATATTTATTTTTACTCAAAAACAAATTGATAAAAATAAAAATCCTTATCGTAGTGATAATTGCTTACAATTCTTATGTTATTCTTTACAAGATTTAGATAAACAATTACACTCTAAAAATAGTAATCTAACAGTTTTTTATGAAAATGATAAAGAAGATGAATATAGTATTCTAGAGACATTAATAAAAGAAATAAATAATGTTAAAACAATTTCATTTAATATGGATTATACAAATTATAGTCAAAAGAGAGATGCTAAAATAAAAAAACTATGCGAAACAAATAAACTAAATTGCTTATCACTAGATGATATTTGTTTAAATCCTATTGGAACAGTATTAACTGGTTCAGGAACTCCTTATACTAAATTTACTCCTTTCTGGAGAACATCATCAGAAAAAGAAATAAAAAAAATTACTCATAATAAATATACCAACTATTATAATAAAAATAATAAATCCAATACAACTAATAAATTAATTACAGATGTAATAAATAAACTAGATAAAGTAAATAGTAAATCTAGCAAACATAATTTAGTATTAACAATAGATGAGATTATAAAACCTAATGGTTTAATTATGGGAGAATATAATGACCGCCTTCCAGAATGTGGTGGGCGTTCTTGTGGTTTAAAGATATTAAAAGGTATAAAAGAATGGAGTAATTATAATGAAGAACGTGATAATCTTATTTATCAAACAACCCATTTATCCCCCTTTAATAAATTTGGTTGTGTTAGTGTAAGAGAAGTTTATTGGACTTTTAAAAAATTGGGAAAATCAGGCGATGAAGGGTTAATTAGACAATTGTTTTGGCGTGATTTTTTTTACAATCTATCACATTATCATCCCGAAATATATACTGAAAAAGCATTAAACCCTAGTTATAGAAATATTAAATGGAAAGAAGATAAAGAAAGCAAAGAGCATTTTAAAAACTGGTGTGATGGTAAAACAGGTTATCCAATTGTTGATGCTGCTATGACTGAATTAAATACTACTGGTTATATGCATAATAGAGGACGTTTGGTTGTTTCTAATTTTTTATGTAGGTTATTACATATTGATTGGAAATTAGGAGAACGTTATTTTGCTTCTAAATTATATGATTATGACCCAACCCAAAATAATTTTGGCTGGCAAGTTAGTGGTTCTAATTCTAGTGGAACAGCATCACGCCCCCTTTCTCAAACAATAATGAACCCTTGGATACAAAGTTCTAAACACGATAATGATGGAGATTATATAAAAAAATGGCTTCCTGAATTAAAAAATGTTAAATCATCTCATTTACATAAATGGTATGAGTATCATAATGATTATAGTTTAACTGATAAAAAAGATAGTGATAAACATAATAAACAAAATACTGATAAAAAAGATACTGATAAAAAAGATAATAAAATTACAATTAATTATATTAAGCCAATTGTGGATTATACAATTGAAAAAGAAAAAAATTTAAAAATGTATAAAAAATATTTATAATAAAATAATATTTATAATAAAATAATATTTATAATAAAATAATATTTATAATAAAATAATTTTAATATAATACTTTATAAAATCGTTCATAAGATAAGTTATTATTTAGTTCATCATTATTTAATGTAACACTACAACCACCAGCATCTAAAGAAGACACATCAAATTTATATATTTTATTTTTAATGGCGTATTTTATAATATTATTAATAGTATAATAATTTAAATTATCATTACAATGTAAATGTATGCTTACTTTACTTAAATTATGTTTCATATCAATATTTAAATAATCAATGATATGTTTAAAATCACTGAAACTCATTTTACCACACGTATCAGATATACATACTTCATTAATATCATCAATATTTAAATATTCATATAATTCATTTACAATGACATCATTATCAATTTTACCTGAAATAGGACAATGTGTTATACAAGACATATATACTTTTACATTATTAAACTTATTTTGATTTTTTAAATTATGAGATGTATTTACTGCTTTTATAATATTATTACGTGTTTCATAAAGTGATAATCTAACATTTTTTTCTTGAAATTTATTAGAAACAGATGACATAATTGAAATATTTTTAACATTTAAATTTTCTGCCATTTCTAAATGTTTTTCAGTTGGTGGAATTAATAAGTAAAATAGTGGATTATATACATTATTTTTTTGTATATAATATTTATTTGCGTGTTTATATAATTCGTGTGAATCTTTCATTTGTGGTAAAACTTTTGGTGATACTAGTGACCCAATTTCTAAAGAATCAGGTTTATAGGTATCTATTATTCTATCTAACATTATTTTTTTATGTTTTAATGTATATGTCGCTGGTAATGTTTGTAAGCCATCTCGCATAGATACATCAAAAAATTTAATGTATGGCATTGTTTTTTTTAAAGATGATATTAAATAAGACATTTTTATGTTATACTTTTTAACTTTATGTTAATTATAATTTTAATTTTAATATAAAACTTATTATTTATTGAAATCAATTTTATATAATACTCATTAATAGTTTTTAAATTAAAATATTAATATTACTATTTTTATAGTAAATATAAACTATATAATAAAATAGAAAAAATAGAAAAACTTAAAATAAAATTGAAAAATATATATTTTAATATTAAAAATAATAATTGAATATTAAAAATAATAATTGAATATTTGTATATTCATTTACAGACATGGAAAATACAGACTCAACCCCCTCAAACTCATTCTCCTCTTGTGAAAATACCTGTAGCAAACACAATGCTCTACGTACTATAAATTATCAGTCATATGGTGTATCATTTATCCCTGGTATGTATCAGCAATGCGAATGTAAATGTTCTTATTGTATTATGAGAGAGACAGAGTTCAATGATTCAATAAAAACTTACTATGAGGAATATAAAAAAAATGGTTAAAAAAGAAAAAATGGTTAATATAAATATATATAAATTAAAATAAGTATATTTTTTTTATATTTAATAGTTAAAAAATGATTCACCTTCATTTAAAAAATTACCAAAATCTGCTTTATTAGATTGAATATATTCAAACCATTCGATAAGATTATTATTTTTATAGTGTATTTCATTTCCACATTCATCAGTAATAGTGTCTGTATCTTTATTATAAAAATCACTAAAATCTGTTCCATTAGCAAATTTTGTATAATCTATTCTAATTTTTTGAATGACTATTATATCTATATTATTAGTTTCTTTATTTTCATAAAAATTAAAACTACCCATATTATATAAATCAGTTTCATCACATACACTTAAATGTTTTGCGTGAGGGGCTTTATAGTTTAATGGAACTTCATATTTTTCACACTCTGCTTTAGAGCATTTTCTAAGATAGCACGCACCATGATAGACGCAATAAACTAACATTAAATTAGTTCCATAAAGTTCATTTTTTATAGAATTTTCATTTAAACCTGTATCACTATTATTCATTTTTTTTATTATTTATAATTAACTTTACTTTATAATTAAATAAACTTTATAATCAAAAACTGTATTAATTACACTTATAATTTTAATAATTTTAATGATTTAATTCATAATAATCAATTTTTTATTTTTTATAAAGATAATGTAGGCATTATTATATTCTCAGGCATTATATTTTCAGGTGCTGATAATGTAGGGAGGGGAGATATTTCTTGTGGTTCAGGAGGTGTTAAACTAACGGTAATAATAGGGGCGGGTGCTGGTATGGGTGCGGGTGTGGGTGCGGGTGTGGGTGCGGGTGTGGGTGCGGGTGCTTGAGTAGGGGCTGGGGAAGGTGCTGGTGTGGGTGCGGGGGCTTGAGTAGGGGCTGGGGAAGGTGCTTGTGTGGGTTGTTTATTAATTATAACTGTTTTATGTTTGTAATATGGCTGATTACTATGATGTCTATCATTATAATCGTGTCTATTGTACCAATATTTATAAGGATTAAACCAATAATAATCATTATAATAATTATAATCATTATAATAAGGATTTACTGCTGTTTGTGTTTCATTTTTATTTAACTCTTCTTGATTTTTAAGTTGTTTATTTAATTGAGAAATATAAATACTTTCATTTTTATAATGATGTTGTAAATATAAAACAGAAACTAAAAGTAGTATTATAAAAATACATACTAATAACATTATGTATAAATTAATATTCTTCATTTTTTATTAATTCTTTCTGGATACTAGTTTTATTTTACTCTTTTATTTTTTTTATTTATTAATTATTAATTATTAATTATTATATAATACTTATATTTTTTATAACTTATTTTTAGAAAATATAAAAATATAAATTATATATAACTAAAAATAAAAAAATAAAATAAATATGAAACAAAATAGTGTCTCCAGAAAGAAATTACAAAATACTAATCAAAGTAAAGGGATTACTAATAAAACTAAAAAGAAAAAGACTAAACATAAAAGTAATAACTCTACTATGATAAATAAAACAATAAAAAAAACAATAAAAAGTAATACTAATATAAACTATACTTTATCTGAAGTTATAGATGATACTACTTATACACATTTTAAATCCCTAATAAAAAAATCTCCTGATTTATGTAAAGGACAAACAGGAGATGGTAAATGTTATAAAATTAGAAAATCACTATTAAAAGATATGAAAGCATTAAAAAAAGATAAACATTATAGAATTTTATATATTCATAATAATAAAGAAATTATTGCTTATATATCAACTAAATTATATTCTAAAGATGGAGGTTTTATGTTTATTCATAAACTGTGTTCTAAAGCAGGAACAGGTTTAGGTAAAAAATTAATGAAACTTATTCTAGATGATGCTAAAAAAAATTATGAAAAATTAAAAATTACTTACCTTTCTTTAACAACACAAAATCTTGATATTGTAAATTATTATAAACAATTTAAGCCAACAAGAATTGTAGAAGTAGATACTCCAGGTTCAAAAGCAAAAATACCAGAACGGTGTGCTTATATGATATGGCAACTTAGTCCTAATATGCCTCATTTAAATTATAATTAATTATAATTAATTATTAAATAAGTTTCTAGCATACTGTGGTAATACATTTTTTTTTTCTAATTCTTCATTTTTTTCTATAATTGTTTTTTCTCTAATCTGTTTTCTCTTCAATTTAATAGAAGGTGGAACACGTTCACCTATATCATTATTATCATTATTATACATTTTTACTATTTTATACTATATTATATATATTATTATATATATTATTTTAATGTAAATTAAAAACAATTTTTTATAATTTACTAAAATTTATTACTATTTTTTCTAATTGTTTATTTAATTGTCTCTTTAATTGTTTTGCTTTTTTCTTTTTTTGATTTTTAGAATTTATATCTCTTTCTGGCTTAATAGTAGTTTGTTTCTTTATTTTTTGAGTTTGTTGATTAGTTTTACTCATTTTATTTATTTTACTTTTTATAAAATATATTATTGTTAAAAAAATAAAAAATTATAATCATTTTTTATTTTATTTTTATTATTTTTATTATTTTTATTATTTTTATTATTTTTATTATTTTTATTATTTTTATTATTTTTATTATTTTTATTATTTTTATTATTATTTACATTATATTAATAGTTTAGTTTATTCATTTTTAAAAATAGTTTGACATTTGCGTAAAAACCAAACAATACTATTAGCAAGTTCTGCTTTTGGATCGCACGCATTACAAATTGTAGTAATTTCATCTGCTTCAGTAAACATAAAGCCATTTGGTTCATCAAAATTTTTAACCCATTGTTTTAAATCATTATTTTTATTTTTATTGAAAAAATTAAGAAAATTATCTAATATATATTGTTGTTGTTCATTATTATTATCAATATCATTATTAAATACAGAAACCATTTTTATAGTTTATAGTTTATAATTTATAGATATACTATTGTCTTATTAATGATATATATATATAATTTAAAAAATCAATTTTTTTATTAATTATTTTATTATAATGGTATTAATAAATTAGAATTAGTTTTCTTAATTTTTTCTTTATTATCTATTTGTTCTATTTTTTCTAATTGTTCTAATTCCTCTAATAATTTTAATTCTTCACTATTTTCTATTTTTGTAAATTGTTCTATTTTTGTAAATTGTTCTATTTGTTCTACTTCTTCTAATTCTTCTAATTCTTTATTTAATTCATTGTCATCATAAATTTGTTGTAATGGTTGTTCCATAATAGATTGTATTGTATTATAATTATCTTGTTCTTCTTGTATATCATCCATTAATTCTTCAATTTTATCAATATTTAAATCTTTATTTAACGTATGTATTGCTTTATTACTTTTTGTCAATGAATTTATTATATGTTTATTAAGATTTGCTGATTCTAAATTAGATAATTGATTTTCAAGAAGTAATTGAGAACCTTGATTTTTATTTATTTCTTCTTCAATTTTCTTTTTTTTATTTAAAATTAATAAAGCACCTTTTTTATCATTATTATTTAATTTTGCTTTTGCTTCTATTATCAATTGAGTTTTTTGTTTTTCAATAAATAAATTACGTTTTTCAATTAAGTCAATATTTTCTCTTAACTCATTTATAATTTTTAAATTATTTATTTCTTTATCTAACTTTTCAGTTTTTGTTTCTGTTTCTTGTTCTTTTTGTTTTTGTTTTTTATTAAATAAATTTTCAAAAATATTCATTTTTATAATTATTTATAGTTTATTAATTATAATGATTTAGTTTTATAATAATTATAGTGTGATAATTTTATATTAATTATAGTAGTTATTATTTTTATATTTATATTAATTATTTTTTATTTAATATTAAAATTGATTTTTAATTACTATTAAAATTGATTTAAAAAATTAATAACTATAAAATTAAAAATAATATTAGAATTAAGAATAAAATTTAAAAATGTCTGATTTTGAATACGAATACAATAGTGATAATAATAATGATGATTTTGAATATGATAATTATAGTTATGATGATGATGATAATAATGATGATGATGATGAACATAACAATGTAATTATTGATATGGATAGTGATAGTGATGATAATTGTAATAATTCTGAAAATGAAGAAAAAACATCTATTATAAATAATTCTATACCAATCTCAACTACATTTGAATCACTAATTTCAACTAATAATAGTGTAAATAATAGCGATGTTGATAGTTATAGTGATAATGATAATGATAACGATAGTGATATTAATACAAGTAATAAAATTAGTAAAACTAAACCTAAAAAGATACAAGTAAAAACATCTAAAAAAAAAGAAACTATTGTAGAAGAAACTAAAGACACTAAAAAAGGAGAAAAAACAGAAACTAAAAAAGGAGATAAAACAGAAAAAAAAGAGATTAAATTAACAAAAAAAGAGCAAAGTTTTGAATTTAATGAAGAAACAATAGATTTTTATACTAAAGATTTATATTTTAAAAAAATTCTTATTAAAAACTCATCTTTTACAAATGATATAGCAGTTATTTGTTTATTATTAAAACATAAACTTATTACAGAGTATTGTTGTTCTACTAAAAAATGTAAAGTAAAAAACTTATGGATAGATAATCCAATACAACTTATTCTACATCGCAAAAACAATATACAGAATGATTTATCAAGTTTTAATTTAGAATTAATATGTGGTAATTGTTATTTATCTATGTATGGTCTAGATATATTTAAAAAAAAAGAAAAAGAAATTATATTTAAATGTCAAACGTGTGGCTTTCCATTAGTTAAATTTAATAATCCACGTAAGAAAAAGGGTATTTGTTTATCGTGTGAAAAGAAAATGAGTAAAGTTTTTACTGAAAATATAGATGCTAAATTTTATACGAATATACAAGGGTTATATGATAATAATCCATTATTAAGTGAGGCAAATAAAGAGCAAAATTATTATAGGAATAGTGGTAAATATAAACCTACAACAACGTATAAAAAGCCAACTACATATACTCCTTCTACAGCATCTAAAACTGATACTTCTAAAGAAATAATTACATTAAATATGACAACACCAAATTTAGATGATTTAATGAATTAATTATAATTAACTTATTATTATTTAATTAATGAATTAATTATTATTAAATTAATGAATTAATTATTAGTAAATTAATTATAATTTACTTAATTATTTTTTTATATTTTAATTATTTTTACGTTTAATATACTATATAAACAATCTATTAAAATATTAGTATTATATATAATAAAAAATTAATAAAACTAACAAAAATTAATAAAACTAACAAAAATTAATAAAAAATAATTAAAACTAATTAAAACTAATTATATTAAAATAACTATAAAAATGGCAAATTTAAATTTAAAAAAATTTGATATGAGTAAAATTGGAAATGGAAGTATTGTAGTGATGATTGGAAAACGTAATACAGGTAAGAGTTTTTTAGTAAAAGATTTATTATATTATAAACGTGATGTACCAATAGGAACTGTTATATCAGCAACCGAAGGTTCTAATAGGTTTTATGGTGATTTAATGCCTAGTCTTTTTATACACGAAGAATTTAGTCCTGAAATAGTAGCAAATTTAGTAAAGAGACAAAAAATAGTAGTTAGTAAAATGAAACAACAAGAAGGAATGTATGGTAGAAGTAATATTGACCCTTTTGCTTATTTAATTCTAGATGATTTGATGTATGATCCTAGTTGGATTAAAGATACAACTATTAAACAAATATTTATGAATGGTAGGCACTTTAAACTCTTATTTTTAATTACTATGCAGTTCTCGTTAGGTATTCCACCTGCGTTAAGAGGTAATGTAGATTATGTATTTATTCTTCGAGAAAATTATGTTTCTAATCGCAAACGTTTATATGAACATTATGCGGGTATGTTTCCTACCTTTGAAATATTTTGTCAAGTAATGAACCAATGTACTGAAAATTATGAATGTTTAGTCATAGATAATACCTGTAAAAGTAATAAATTAGAAGATATGGTATATTGGTATAAGGCTGATAATCATCAACCTTTTAAAATGGGTGCTCCTGAATTTTGGCAACATCATAGTAATAATTATACAGAACAAAATCAAGATTCAGATGAAGTTGATATTACACAAATAAGAAAAAAAAATTCATTAAATGTAAGTGTTAAAAAAACATATTAAATTAGTATTTAAAATAATTTAAAATAATTTTAGGTAAAAAGTATAAAAATATAAAAAAAATTGTTTTTCTTATTGTAAAATATAAATATTATATTCGTGATTTTTAACATATCAACAAGAATGGCTGATAATACACAAAATATAAATACAGTTTCACCTCCTGTTAATATTAATGAACTTTTACTAACAAAAAATATCATACTAAACCCAACTTCTGATGGTATTAACATTTCTGAAATAGTAATTACACCAGATGGTGATTGTATTAACAAAAGCATCCACGTTATGTTGTTTTTGGAATCAATGAGGCAGACACTGGTATCCCACCAGAAGGAACATTATGTATGTTCTGTAAAACACAGTCAGCAATTCATTCAGTAAAAAAAATAATGTCATCTGACGGTCAATTTGCTGGTTGGCATTATTGTGCTGATTGTAAAACTAGATATTAAATTTATATTTAGTTTTATAGTAAGTATTTTTTTATTAACTAAATCATTTGATTTTCTCAATAATTTTATTTTAAACAATTTTATTTTTATATATTTTTCTTTATAATTATATATATTTATAATATAGTATAAAACAAATAATAAATATAGAATAAAACAAATAATAAATATAGAATAAAACAAATAATAAATGAGTACATTTAAAATACGTCCTGATGGTTTATTTGACCCTGAAGGTAAATATCCAAATCCACTAACAAATCAACCTTATTCTAAAATATATAGTAAATTCGCATTCAATAAGGACCCAAAAGGGTGGACTTTATTTACAGCATATACAGATAGAATAAAAATATTAAAAAAAATACATAATAATAAAATTTTAATTCTTAGTTTACCTACTGGTGTTGGTAAAACAGTTATTATTCCTAAATTATTACTACATTATTTTGGTTATGAAAAAAAAATTATTGTTACAACACCACGTCAAGAAACTACCGCAAGTGCAGGTGTATGGGCTTCAACTTTATTAGATGTACCATTATTTCATTTAGATGATAAAGGTGATACAATAATAGATAAAAAAAATGAAACTAATGAATATGGTGGTAAATTTCCTACAGGTTATAAAATAGTAGGTTATAAACACGGGGATGAAAAAAAATATTTTGATAAAACAACAAAATTATTATTTACAACGGATGGTAGTGTTAAAGGAATGATTACTGGAGCAGACCCCTATTTAGAAGATTATGGTGGTATTATTATTGATGAAGTTCATGAACGTTCTTTAGATATTGATACAGTAATTTCTTTAGTGATGAATATTTTAAAAAAAAGACCAAATTTTAAAATTATATTTATGAGTGCTACAATGGATACTTCTATTTTTGAAGATTATTTTAAAAGAATAGGACACGGTTATGATTATTCAATTTATTCATTACCTGATGCTGGAACAACATATCCTGTAGTTAATAAATTACAAACAAAAAAAGGACCTAGTAATGCATCGGGTTTAAGTAATTTGGCTTATGATAAAGTATTAGAAATTATGAAAACGATTGAAGCTTCTAAAGATGCCGATGATAAAATTGGTAATATTTTAATTTTTTTAGCAAGTGAAAGTGATATTAAAACATTAATTAAAAAAATTAATAATAATATAAATATTTTTCATGCTGATAATAAACCTATGGTTTATAAACTAACGAGTAAAAACACTAAATCAGAAATTGATAATGCTACTGGAGGAACTAAAACTATACCAAAAGGTTATGCTAGAAAAATTATTATTGCTACTCCTATGGCTGAAAGTAGTATTACATTTAAAGGTAAGTTAAAATATATTATTGATTCAGGTATTGCTTATACAAAATCCTTTGATGCTAAACGTTATTGTTTTGTTAATGGTAAGAATTATACTACACGAGCAAATATTGGACAAAGATGTGGTAGAACAGGACGCACGTGTGCGGGTGAATGTATTCAATTATATACAAAAGACCAACTTAATAATTTTAATGAATTTACACAACCTAAAATATTAGAAGAGGATTTTACAAAAAATTTATTAAACTTACTTAAATTGACAGAAAATGAAAATAATATTCAAAAAACATTAAACTTCGTTAAAAATATGATAGAACCTTTTGGACGTTTTAAAGACTATGTTAAAGTAGCATATACTAATCTTAAAGAAATGGATTTTATAGACCCTAATGGTGATTTATCTAGTTTAGGTTTAATATGTAGTGATGGATTTGATAAATTTGATGTTAAAATTGCAAAAATGATTATTTGTGGTCATTTTTTTAATTGTATAGAATATACTATTATTTTAGGAGCAATTTTACATCATGTATCTAATTTAAGTGATATAATTATAGAATTATCAGATGAAGACAAAAAAAATAAATTAAAACTTGAACATTATAATAAAACTATAAATAATTTAATTTATAGTGAAAGCGACCATATTACATTATTAATTATAGTTAATAATTATTTAAATTCTACAGACCCATTTGCTTTTACTAAAAATAATTATTTAAATAATAAACTCCTTCTTGAAATTAAAGAAACTCATATTAAACTAAGAGAATTAATTACAAAACAAGATTCAAAAACTAAAAAATATAAATTAGAAGAATTTTCAAAATTACAACAGTTTAAAAATATAGGTAAATTTACTATGAATGGAGGATTTAAATTAAATAATAAAAACTTATTATATAATAAAAATGAAACTAGAACAAATAATAAAACAACTTTTTACAATAGTAAAACAAAGCACCATTTATTTACTAAAACTAATAACTATGTTGGAGGAGTTTACTTTAAATCTACTAACTCTAGAAATGCCTTTAGAAACAAAAGCACCAAACACTTCTTTAAAAGAAAAATCAACACAAAGCGAACTATAAACAAGTTAAATAATAAAATAATGACTACAAATAAGTATAAAAAGACTTTTAAAATGATGAAAGGTGGAAAAACATATACTAATCCAAATGATAAATTAAATGCTATGCGTAGAGTTAAGTATATGGATTTATTTACATTAAATCAATTTAAAGCAAGAAACAAATCCGCACCTACAACTGCTTCAAAAACTAGAGAAGATATTATTAACCGTGTTATTGCTTGTTTATATTATGGATATAGCACTAATATTGCTTGTAATTCTGGTTTAAATAAAGAATATTTTGTAAAATTTAGCACTGTTAAAGGTAAATTATTAGGTAATGACTCTAAATCATCATTTGATTATAAACCACCTAAAGATATTCCTGATTTTTTAATTTATAATACATTTGTAATTACAAAAAATTTTGGTAAAGAAAAACCAATTGGTAGTTTAAATTTAGTTACTAAATTAGACCCTAATAAACATTTAAACTATTTTTTTGATTTACAAGAATTAAAAAATAAAGTTATTGAAAGTATGAAATAAATTATACATAAACATTTTTTTATTTTAAATAGTATAATTTTAATATTTTTTATAATATAATTTTTATTTTTATAATATAATTTTTATTTTTATTTATATATTATCTAATTAATTATTAATACTATTAAAACTAATATTAATATATTATTCTAACTCGATAATTTTATTATAATTCTATACTTATAAATAATGTCAAATACGATTGATTCAAACCCTAATTTAAATTATCAAAATGATATAACCCCTTCTTTTGATTTCATTGTTAAAGATGTTGCTTTAAAAGCATTATTATTTTCAATGTTATTTTATATAATGAATTCTAACTTACTTCATAAATTATTACAATGTTTTGATAAATACCCTTTTATTGAAAAAAACTTTATACAATCTGTCTTATTTGGATTAGTATTTTACTTTATAAGTATTAATTTATAACTAAGTTTTTCCAAAACTTAACTAAAACTAAGTTTTTAGAAAAAACTTAACTAAAATATATAACAAAAATTAAAAAATAATTTGCACTATATTTGCGTGCGGGATTTTCTAAATCCTGCTTTTGGCAAAACTTAATTAATCTTCTTCGGCATTAGGTGCTAAACATAATCTTACAAATCCAAGACCAGCAATATCACAATGTAATACAATAGGGTAATCATTACGAATAAGAATACGAATATTAGATGAGAGATTAGAACATTTACTAAATTGAACTAAATGTTTTAATTTAAATACACCTTGTACGATTTCATCTGGATTATTTTGTTCAAATGACATACCATTTGAACTAGGTTTAATTTTAATTTCTTGAGAAGAGCATTCATTACAACCTTTAAAAATTAATTGATTTCCAGCACAAGTAATTTCTATTTTTTCACTAAATTGGCTAATTTCCCGGCATATTTTTTGAAAACGAGAACTTGACATAACAATAACACTTTTAAAACTAGGTGATGGCATATCACGCCTTTGAACTGGAATATCAATTAAACTTTGAAAAATAGTATTGTTAATATTTTCTTCTTTATTATAACGTTCTATACCTAATCGATTGACATTATCTTTTTCTACAAATAGTCTTAATGTATCGGAATTTTCCATATTTTTTATAATTTTAAAAAAATGTTCTAAATTAACACCTAATACAATGGGTTGCTCGCATTTATAATCTTCAAAACTAGATTTATCTAATTTCAAATGAATTAATACAGTTCTTCCAGAATCAATTGATAGTAATTTAATACCATCTTCACTACATTCTAAATTACCTTCAGTTAATAAATCTTTAAGAAGTTCAGTAAGGTATTTAATTGGAGGCGTTTTTGAAGTCCAAAGATGAAATACATATTTTGAAAAATCATTTGGTGTTGTTGAAACTAAATCACTATTAATTTCAGTAGATGTTTTATTTTCTTCAGCCATTTTTTTTTATTTATAGTAGTAAGTATAAATAATAATTAATTTTTAAATTACTTATGTATTATTTTTTTAAATTAATAAAAATGTTAGTTTTAAAATTATAAATCTTTTTTATTAGTTTTATTAAGTTTATTAGTTTATAAATTATATTTTTTAAATAGTAGTTTAATCTGCTCTAAATAAATAAATAGTCATATAAGATACAAATGTAAGTAATATGAAATTTAAGAATACTCCAAATAATGTTTCTGCTCTTATTAATCCTATAAACGCAATTATTAGAAGAAATACAATACTAAGTAAAACATTAATACCATTCATTTTTAGTTTTATTCTTTATTAGTTTTTTTTTTGTTTAGTTTTTAATAAGTTTAAAGTATTATTAATTTATAAAAAGATAATAAATATGATAATTAAAATATATAAAAAATATATAAAATACAATAAAAATAAAAATACAATAAAAATAAAAATAGAATAAAAATAAATTATTATTTTAATTAAATAGTATTAATTTGTTAAATTATTATTATTACTACTATTATTACTTTTATTAAAAAATGTATTTTGCGAATGATAATTTAAGTTTTGTTTTTTTGTTTTATCTTTATCAATATTTTGCACGTGAGATTTATAAATAATTTTATCATTTGCTAAACAATAGGTCTTTGGTATATTTAATTCATCAATATTTATTTCTTCTTTAAACCATAGTTTAATAATACTTGAATTTTTTTTAGGACTTATACTAACACCATTTATCAAATGATTTAAATTTCCAAATTCTTTCATTATAAAATGTCCAACACAATCAATCCAAGATTTATATGAGTTTTTTCTATCTACTTTCCAACTAATACAACCACCTTTAATATTAGTAGAACATTCCCATATAGGTTTAACGGATTTTCTCATTATAAAAAACATACCATTTTCAATCATATCTTTTCTAATAAATTTATCTAATACCCAAAATTCTTCAATGGTAGAAAATTCTAATAACTCTATATAACTTTCTAAACTCCAATCTAGATTATCAGGATTATGATACCAAAATGTATAAATTTCATTTAAATCAATACAATTTTGTTTTAAAGTATCATCCATTTTTATTATTAATAATTAAATAAATTATTTAATAATAAAATAATAAAATAATAAAATAATAAAATGAATTAAATAATTAATTTAATTATTAATAATATATTTAACTATTTAATTATATGTATAATAAACTTATATTTTTTTAAATTAATAAAATAGTATTATTTATTTAATTAATAAAAATAGTATTAATTATTTATTAAATAAAATATTATTAAATATTAATTATATAAAAAATAATTAATTTATTTTAAAAATGGAATTATTCTTACCTCTTATTATACTTATTATTCTCGGTTGTATTTATGCTGGTTCATTAAATACTGCTTCTAGTCGTTTAAATGTTGTTCTTTGTATGTTAGTATTTATTATTGCTATCTGCTATATTCAATTAAACAATGATGCTTTTACTAATAGTAAAGGGTATGCTCCCATTAACTATGTTTTAAGAAATAACAATAAAACGTGTGATGGATTAAATTATAAAGGCATTAATCAACAAATTAGTTCTACTGGTTCATATGATGGTGTAAAACTTGAATCTAATATGGTTACTCATCCTCTTATTAATCCTGTTACTATTTTTAATCCCGTTGGAGATGGTATTAAATTAACTCAACCTTTAGGTCATAAACGTTTTCCTACAGTTGATGGTCAAAAAGATAGTGCGAAACACTTATTTACATTTGCTTATAATAACGTATCTCCTGACTGCTGTGGTCACTCTAATGTTTCAAGTGATATGGGTTGTGTTTGCTACAGTCCTGAACAATTAAAAATGATTCAAGGTAGAGGTGGAAATATTAAAGAAGGTTCTAGAGCATACCCTTTTATTTAAAATAATTATTAAAATGTATTACCTTATTATGTTTATTTATATTTTATAGTTTTTATAGTTTAATTTGATTTTATAGTTTTTTATTTTTTTATAGTTTAATTTGATTTTATATTTTTTTATTTTTTATAGTTTAATAAATTTAAAAATTGATTTGTATATTATTATTATTATTATTATTATTTATTAACTATTTATAAAAGTATTAACTTATTTATAATAATTAAAATGAATACACTAAATTTAATTATAAGTTCGCTCTCTAACTTTTTTACTAGAATGGTAAATGGTATATATCCAGAACAATATATGGATTCTTATAATAAAGAAAAAAGAGAAGAATTAAATATACTAGATGAAGAAAGAAAAATAAATGTTATTATCGATAATCAATTATTAAAATTAAAAGAAGAAAAATTAATTACAGTTAAAAACAATTTAAAACTTCATATTAAAATAATTAATAATATAAATACAAAAAAAAATGAACCTAATTTCACAATAATAACTAGAATATATTATATTTTATATAATTTAATTAAAGACGAAACATTTTTTGATAGTAATAAAGAACTCTATGAAACTAATACAAAATTATATAAACTAGAACATTATATAAATGGATTAACATATACATCTCCTTTTGATAATGAAGAAATTATTCTAGATAGACTAATACAATTATGTGATTATTTATCTCTTTATTTTCCAAATAATAGTATTTTGAAAGAGTATGTAGAAGAAGATATTTCACATATACCATTATCAAGTATAATAAAAAAAATAATAAATTTATAAATTATAATTTACAAATTATAAATAAAAATTATAAACTTATTTTTTTAAATTTTAATTAGTTTTTAAATTTTAATTATTTTTTGATGAACACATATTGGATTATTATCTTGTAACTGTTGTCTTCCATTTTTTTTAAAATCATATACGCAATAATGACTTTCTGGTAATCTATGATTAATACAAAATCTTTTTTCACATCTACAAGATAAATCAGTTAATTTTAATTTTTTATTACATTCAATATGATTACATTTATTTAGTTTTTCCATTTTAATAGTTTAAAGTTTTATTTAGTATAAATGCTTATTTAGTATTTTTATAAATCAATTTTTTATAATTTTTTTATAAATTTATATATTATTATCTATATATTTATTATCTATTTGGATTATATTATTATCTTTTAGTTTTAATGTTCCCATAATAATATCTACATTCATTTTTGCTAGTATTTTTTCTATTCTTTTTTTTATATATCTTACACCTCCATAATTATTATTATAATTTATATTTATATTTATTTTATTTTTATTTATATTTGTTTTATTTCTATTTTTCTTTTTCTCAATAAGTTTATTAATAATTTTATGTTGTGGATTTTTTATATTATTTTGATTAGTGTGTTTTTGATTAGTGTGTTTTTGATTAAATTGCTTTTGATTAGACTGCTTTTTATTAGAGTGCTTTTGATTATTATAAACTGGTATATTATATATAGAACGATATATATTAGGTTTTACTATAATTTTATCTAATTGTTCCTCTAATAATTGTATTTTTTTATCTGTTCCTTCTCCAAAGACATTTTTAACTACACTAGGTAATAAAAAATGTTGTGCTATATATTTCTTTTCAGTTTTTGTATAAGAATTAAATTTTATCATTTCCATTCTATCAAGTAATATTGGAGATATTTTTTCTTTATCATTAAAAGAAAAAATAAATGTTGCTCTAGATAAATCTAGTGAAATACCATCCATATAATCATCATTAAAATGACTATTTTGACTATAATCTGTTAAATGAACTAATAAATTAATTATTTCTTGACCTTTATCAGTATTACTTACTTTATCCAATTCATCAAAATAAAATATAGGGTTCATACATTGTGATTGTTTTAATGATTGAATTATTTTACCGCACGCACTACCTTCATAAACATAATTACTCCCTGCTAAAAATGCTCTATCTTGGGCTCCTCCAAGAGATATAAAAATAAATGGTAATCCAAAAATAATAGATAAACCATCTTTAATTAATGTTGTTTTACCTGTTCCTGCTTCACCGTGTATAGCAAATACAGAACCTAATGTTTTTGGATTACTTATCATTTTAGCAAGTATTTCAATGATATGTTCTTTTGTTTTGTTTTGTCCGTAAATAATAGTATCCATATACTCTTTAGATTCTTTCAAATAAGTTGCTGAATTTTTTATTTTTTCATTATCTAAATAATGAGGTGTTTTATAAATATTAAATGGTATCTCTAATAATGTATCTATCCATTGCTTTAATTTAAAGTATTCATTATTATCTGGTGACATCTGTTCTAATAATTGTAATTTATTTAATGCTATTTTTTTATAATATACATCTAATGATGAATTCATTATTTTAAATAAATGAGGTGTTTTAATTAGTTTTAAATCTAATAATTCTGTAAATGATATAACTAACTTAGTTTGTTGTTCTATATCATAATCTAAAAAAAAATCAATATGATATTTAATAGTATCTAAGTTTAATTTAGGTTGATAATGTATTAAATTTTGATAAAAATCATAAGTTTGTTTTTTTATTAACGTTTGTGTTCTTTCATCTATATTATTTTTATTATTTTTTATATCATTATTATCTTTATTATCTTTATTATCTTTATTATCTTTATTATCTTTATTATTTTTAATATTTTTAATATTTTTATTATTTTTAAGTTTAATATGATTATCAATATATTTTTTTATATCTTTATAAGTAGTTTCATAGTCATCATAGTCATCATAATCATTATTTTTATCATTTTCTTCATCTTCATTATAATCAGTATCATCACTATCAGTTTCTATTAACTCATCAACGCTATTATATTTATTAAACTTAACATATTTATTACTTTCTCTAGTATTATATGGTTTAATATATTTTTTATCTCTAGAGACATTAGATTTTATAGTTTCATCTAAATTAGTTTTTAATTCTTTTTCAGATTTCATTTTTATATTTAATTTATGTAATAGTATTTAATATTATTTAATTTTATACTTATTAAATAAACATAAATAATATTAAAGTAATATTATTAAAGTAATATTAATAAATAAATCATATTTAATAGTAAATAGTAAATATAAAATATTAAATATAAAAATAAACTATATATTATAATATATTTTCTAAATATAAAAATTGAATTAATTAATCTTGTTAAATATTAATATTATTAAAATATTAATATTATTAAAAATATTAATTATAGTTAGAAGAAACATAATAAAATATAAAAAATGTCTAATTTAATTGATACAAATGAGAATAATATAGATATAGGATTTGTAAATGGAATACAATTTGGTATATATAGTCCTGAAGTTATACGTGCGAAATCAGTTGTTCATATAACTTGTGATACTTTATATGATAGTAATGGAGTTCCTAAAATTAATGGTTTATTTGACTTACGTATGGGACCTATTGAACCTAATGTTGATTGTAAATCTTGCGAACAAACTTATATAAAATGTCCTGGTCATTTTGGTCATATAGAATTACCTAAACCTATTTTTAATTTACAATTTGAAACTGATATTATTAAAATTTTAAAATGTATATGTATTAAATGTAGTCGTCTTTTAGTAAATAAAAATGATAAGAAAATTAAAGAAATAATAAATAGCACTAAAAATAATAATAAAGAACGTTTTGAAAAAATATTTAAACTTCTTCAAAAATCACATCGTATTTGTGGAGCACTAGAAAAAAAAAATGAAACACTTTATGATAATGGAGGATGTGGAGCAATCCAACCTTCTAAATATGATACTAAAAATTTAAGAACAACGTTTAAAATTACTGCTGAATGGAAAGATGATAATGATGATACGCCTGTAAATATTATACAAAAATTTAATGCTGAAATTATTCTTGCTATTTTTAAACGTATTTCTGAAGATGATGCTTTAGTTATGGGATTTAGTCCTAAATGGTGTATGCCTAGTTGGCTTATTATGACCATTTTACCTGTAGTTCCACCCTGTGTGCGACCTAGTGTAAGGCAATATAATAGCCAGCGTAGTGAAGATGATTTAACTAATAAATATTATGAAATTATTAAATGGACTAGAATGTTAAAAGAAAAACTTAAAAATACAACAATTTCACAAGATGACATTGACCTTTTAAATAATATGGTTCAATATAACGTCATTACTTTATTTAATAATGAAATTAAAGGTATTGCACCATCTACAACCCGTGGTGGTCGTCCAATGAAAACATTAAAACAACGCCTTTCTAGTAAAGAAGGTCGTATTAGAAATAATTTAATGGGAAAACGTGTTGATTTTAGTGCTCGTAGTGTTATATCAGCAGATGCTAATTTAGCCATTGAAGAATTAGGTGTTCCAAAGAAAATTGCTATGAATTTAACTTTTCCAGAAGTTGTAAATAAAAATAATATTACACGACTTTATCAATATGTTAAAAATGGACATAAAGTTTATCCTGGAGCAAAAAGTATTAAAAGAATTAAAGATGGAACTCAATATAATATTATGGATAAAAATATATATGAATTACATTATGGTGATACTGTTAATCGTCATTTAATTAATGGTGATTGGGTATTATTTAATCGACAACCTTCATTACATAAAATGAGTATGATGGGTCATCGCGTTAGAGTAATGGAAGGTAATACATTTAGATTAAATGTTGATGTGTGTAAGCCTTATAATGCTGATTTTGATGGTGATGAAATGAATATGCACGTTCCACAAAGTATTCAAACTGCTGTAGAATTAGAATATTTAGCGGCAGTTTCTAAAAATATTATTAGTCCTAGTTCAAGTGAGCCTATTATTGCTCCAGCACAAGATAATTTATTAGGTCTTTTTAAACTTACAGATGATGATGTCTATTTTTCTCATCAAGAAATTATGAATTTATTAGTTAGTATTGAAAAATTCAATGGTCATTTACCTGAACCCGACTATATTAATGGTTCTATTGTTAAATGGACAGGAAAACAATTGTATTCTTTAATTTTACCACCAATTACTTATAATAAAAATTTATCTGAAAAAAAATTAAAAAATATTATTATTGATAATGGTATTTTAAAAGAAGGTCAAATTGAAAAAGGTGCGTCATCTGCTATATTACATCATATTGTTAATGATTATGGAGCAAAAGAAGCAACTCGTTATTTAAATGATTTACAAAAACTAATTTCACGTTATTTAATTAGAAGTGGGTTTAGTGTTGGTATTAGTGATTTAATTGTTCATAAAGATATTAAAAAACGCAATGAAGATTATATTATTGATGCTAAAAAACAGGCTGTTGAATTAACAAAAAAAACACATTTAAATATTCTTAATGAAATTTCTAATAATTTAGACGAACTCTATGATATTAAAATAGCAACTATTAACAAAAATACAGTAGATACGATTGAAAAACAAATTGTTGAAAAAATGCCTTTATCAAATCGTATTAATTATATTGTTACTAGTGGTTCTAAAGGTAAAGCATCTAACATACAACAAATGATGTGTCTTTTAGGACAACAAGCCATAGACCAAAAACGTGTCCCTCTTGGTTTTAGTAATCGCACTTTACCTCATTACCCACGTTTTGAAAATGGTATTGAAAGTCGTGGTTTTATTAGTAGTAATTTTATGAATGGATTAAATCCACAAGAATACTTTTTCCACGCTATGGCAGGCAGAGAAGGTGTTATTGATACTGCTGTTAAAACTGCTAACTCTGGTTATTTACAAAGAAAATTAATTAAATCTATGGAAGATTTAAAAGTTGCACACGATTATACAGTAAGAACAAGTAATAACGAAATTGTTCAATTCTGTTATGGTTATGATGGTTTTAATAGTATTAGTTTAGAAAAACAAAAAACAAACTTTACTAAAATTTCAATTGAAAAATTAAATAATGATTACTATATTGATGTAAATGATAAATTTGCTTTTGTATTGAAATCAGAACTTACAAAGATGAAAAAAATAGAACATTGGAAACAAACTATTTCTCATTATAATAAACATATTGAAGACATTATAACGGAATATCATAAGATATTTACTAACTTTAATAAGATAGAAGACAAATTACACTATCCTATTAATTTTGAAAGATTAATATTAAATACAACACAGTTATTTAAACTTAATGATACATCTAATAAAAGTGATTTACACCCTATTGAAATTATTAACGAATTAAAAGATATTATTAAATTTTGCCAACTTAACGGACAAACTAATTTAATTAGTGAATTATTAATTTGGGATTATTTATCACCTAAGAAACTTATTCGTGACCATAAAATTAATAAAATTGCGTTTAAACATATTATTACATCTATTAAATCTATTTATACAAATGCTTTAATTGAAGGTGGTGAAATGATTGGTCCAATTGCCGCTCAAAGTATTGGAGAGCAATCTACACAAATGACTTTAAATACATTTCACCACGCTGGTATTGGTTCTAAATCTTCTGTCACACAAGGTGTGCCACGTTTAGAAGAAATTTTAAGTAATACTAAAACATTAAAACATAATTCATATGAAATATATTTAACTGAAACTAATCGTTTTGTACGTGAAAATGCTGACAAAATAAAGAATAATATTAATATGATTACTATTGGTGATGTATTAGACTCTAGTTCTATTTATTTAGAACCAACAAATAATTATGATAATGTTTTACCCGAAGACCGTGAAATTATGGAGATTTATAAGTTATTTAATGAAATGACTAAAGATACTGACGCACCTAATACAAATCCTTGGTTAATTAGATTAGAATTTAATAGAAAAAAATTTATTGATCATAAAATAACAATGGAAGATATACAAATTGTATTAAAAGAAAATTATCCCAATGTTTCTCTTATGTTTATGGATGATAATGCTTCTAAACTTATATTTAGAATTAGAATTAACTTTGAAACACATAAAGCAGATGATGATATACTTTTTATAGAAGAAAAAATAAAAGAAATTACTGAAATTAATATTAAAGGTATTGATGGTATTACATTTGTTGAAATACCTCCTGATGAAAATTTATTACCAATTATTGTAAATAAAAATGGTTCATTTGTGGAGGAAAAAGAATTTACAATTACTGCTGATGGTTCTAAACATTTAAATCCAACTATATTATTTGATATTTTAATGATGCCTGGAGTAGATGTTAATAGAACCTATAGTATTGACCCTAATGAAATGTATTCTATTTACGGTATTGAATCTGCACGTTTTCAAATACAATATCAATTATTGAAAGTATTAAGTTCTAATGGTATTCATATTAGTCCGCGTCATGTTGATTTACTTTGTGATAAAATGTGTCAAAATAGTGATATAATGGCAATTAGTCGTTTTGGTATTAAGAAAGAAAATATTGGTCCATTGGCTAAAGCAAGTTTTGAAGAATCAACAGACCAATTGCTAGAGGCTAGTCTTTTTGGCTCTTTTGATAATATTAAAGGTGTATCAAGTAATATTATGGTCGGTCAAATACCAAATTGTGGAACAGGTGATAGTATTGTTTTATTAGATGAAGATTTATTAAACACATATGATGAACCTGACACTATGGATACAATTGATGAAGAACAAGAAAATGAAGACCTTGATAGTTATTTTAAAACAACAGAATATTGTAATGATATTAATGTTAAAATGTCATTGAATGATGTTACTACATTTACGGAAGATTATGATTATTATCCTGATGTTAGTGTTGAATAAATAATCATTTATACTTAATTTATTATTATTGTATTATTTTATTCTTATTTTATAAAACTATTTATTTTTTATTATTTTATAAATCTATTTATTTTTTATTCTTTTATTATTATTTTTTATTAATATTAATATAAACATAATCTATCTAGATACTTTATTTAACAATTTCAATACTTTATTTTATATAGTTATATAATAAAATATATTATTTATTTATAAAATGATTATTATAGACAATAGAGAACATAAACTAATAGAATTAATTAAAACTACATCTTCTTTTACTATACCTTATGAAATTAAAAAATTAGATATTGGAGATATTATAATTTCATCATCTAAACATCCCGATAAATCATTAATTATTGAAAGGAAATGTATGACTGATATGATTTCTAGTATAAAAGATGGTCGTTATAAAGAACAAAAAATTAGATTACAAGCCGAAGGGTCTAATTCAAATACTATTATTTGCTATTTATTAGAAGGTTTAGTTAATGATTTAAGAAAACCTAATGATAAAACCCTTTTATACGGAAGCATTATTAGTTCTATATTTAGAGATACTATACCTATTATTAGAACAACATCATTACAAGAAACATTAGATATTTTAATAAGATTATATGAAAGAATGAATAAAAATATAAATGATTTCTTTATTTTAAAAAATACTAATTTACAACAAGATATAGAAATTAATGATACTCCAGAGAGAATTATAATAAATACTAGTAATTCTATTGTAAATACTAGTAATTCTATTGTAAATACTAGTAATTCTATTAGTTTTATTCTGGATACACCTAATAATCTAAATAATAATTTAAATAATAAAAATAATAATAATGAAACTAATAATAATGAAACTAATAATAATGAAACTAATAAAACTATTAATAATGAAAATACTGAAAATAATAATTTATATTTACATTCTATTAAAAAATGTAAAAAAGATAATATGACACCTAAACTATGGAACCAACTTATACTTACAAATATACCTGGAGTTAGCACATCTATTGCTATTAAAATAAATGAAGTATATCCTACACTTACATCATTACTCAATGCTTATACTAATTGTGAAACAGACAATGATAGAATTAAATTATTATCTACTATTCTTCTTACACATACAGAAAAACAAAAACGACATATAGGAAAAGTTATTAGTAAAAGAATATATGAATATTTATATCTAGATAACTAAATAAAATAATAATTAATAATTAATAATAATTAAAAATAATATAAAAATTGATTTATAAAGAATAATAATATAAAAATAAAAAATATCTATTTTAAGTTTTAAATCTCTAGATAAACTTATTTAAAAACTATTTAAAATGAATGACGATTTTAAATCTCTAGATAAACTTATTGAAAATTATAAAAGTAATGAAACTAATGAAACTAATGAAACTAATGAAACTAATGAAACTAATGAAACTAATGAAACTAATGAAATCATTAAAGAATTAGAAAGAATAAAAATGAGTTGGACAAAACATAAATTATATATTGATAATGAAGTAGAATGGGATGATTTAGATGAAGCAGAAACTAAGTTTAATACATTAAGAGAAAAAGATAAAATTTATATTGAAGATTTAATATCTAAAAATACTAATGATAGTAGTAAGAAAGAAGATTGGGAAGAAGATTGGGAAGAAGATTGGGAAGAAGATTGGGAAGAAGATTGGGAAGAAGATTGGGAAGAAGAATTTGCAGACACACCGAAAGAAAAATATGGAGACACATTGAAAGAAGAATTAGGAAAAAAGTCTAAAATAGATAATACTAGTTTTAGTATAGAAAAAGATACTACAAAAATAAAACTAATTAGACCTAAAAAAATATTTGGTGATTTACCTGGTGTAAAAAAAAGAGGTAAAGTTCAAACTTCTCAAGAAATTGGAGCAACATGTTGTATAAAAGAAGAAGATCAGAAAACAGAAAGTTATGATTTAAATATTATTGTTGATGATATTATTAAAGTAATTAGAGAAATACACCAAAATCCTGATTTCATCAAATGGATACAAGAACATTTTACTGGAAATGGTAAAATAAAACAAACACTTAGTTCTTTAAAGCCATTAATGAAAACACCATCGTGTAGTATATCAAATAAATCACGTATTGAAACAATTTCATCTTATAAACAAGGTTATAAACAATATAATATAATTAATCTTATAATTAAAGGTAAAACTACGTTTAGTATCAATTTGATTGAAGAACTTTATACTCAAATAGTCTATATTCTTCATAAGAATTTACATACGTATGATGTTGATAAACTCGTCGCAATCTTTGATTTGCTAGTTAAAAATAAAGGCAGTAATTTACTTGCCTATATTTCTAGCAAAACATTAGATAGTGATAAGTATTGTATAAAATTGTAGTTCTTTTATTCTTTGTTTGTTAAAACGTATCATTTTTATATTTTTCATATATAATCAGTTTATCAAGAATATACTGACAATCTTTCATATTTTTTTCTTCACATAAAATATAATTATTTAAAATAGATAAGTATTCTAGAATATCTTTTTTTACTACACTATCTAATTTTAATAATGATACAAATTTAGATGTTATTAAGTGTTTTATTTCTTGTTTTAATTCATTTGTATATCCTTTTGATAAATCTAATTTTATATTTTCAAACAATAATAATAATTGTATAAAAATATAACATAATCCAGTAATATCGTGTTTTTGTTCTAGAGATAAATAGTTATTATTAGGAGAGATTTGATTTAATAGTGATGGTGTAATTAAAGATGTTGGTGTTAAATGTGATGGTGGTGTTGTTGATTTACATTTATTTATAGTTGTAAGCATTGAATTTATATAACTATTTTCATTATTAATACCGCAACCTAAACCAAAATCTGTAAATTTTACTTTTATATCATCTACTTTTTTATGAGTAGATACTAAAATAGAATTTTCATTTATATTTTGATGTGCAATATTATTTTGATGGATTTTAGACATTGCATATAGTATTACTTTTATAATATGAAATAACATAGTATAGTAATTTTTAGGTGTCATTTTATGAAAATATTTTTTTAAATGACTTAAACTATACCCATCAAATATTGGAAATACTGTAAATACTTGATTATCTACAATGCGATGTTCTACACAAGGATTAATATAATTTTTTGTTATTTTATTAGATGATAAAAACTTTAATAAATTTAATTCAAAATTTAATTGTTCTAATTGATTTGGATTTTGAGATGGTTCTAGAGTTATTTTTTTACATATATATTTATTATTATTTGCGTCATATGCCATATATAAACTCCCTTGTATTCCTTCACCTAAATATTTTTTTAAAGTATATTCATTTTTTTTATATTGGTTATTATTATTATTTTGATTATATTTGTTTTTATTTTTATGTTTATAATTATTTGGTTGTTCTAGAGTATTATTAGAATTATTATTAAAAATAGTATTAATTAAAACAACATTTCTATTATAATCATTATACTGATTAAGATTAGTATTTATAGAATTTATATTAAGTTGCTGAGCATTATGATACATTTTATTATATTTATTCTTTAATATGAATTATACTATTAATTACTAAGAGAATTAAAATAGTTAAAATTAAAAAAGTTAAAAAAGAAAAATAGTTAAAATTAAAATAATTATATTAAAATAGTATTAAATTATTTTTTGTTTAAACATAGGGTTTACTAAATGGTTCTTCTTCATATTTAAAATTAGGCATCATACTTCCAACATTACTTAAAGATACGTCTGTTTCAGTATCGGCTACTTCACCTTGAGGATTTAATTCAAGAACATTAAGAGGTAATCCTCTATCTACAAGTCCTGTTAATTTAAGAGGATTTGGACTAGAAGATACACATACAGGTGGTCTATATTGAGGAACACTCCAATTTTCAGGAGGAACATAGGTATAACCAGGAACAAATGTTTTAGCATCATTATAGTTTTGAACTCTTAAAGCCTCATCTGTATTACTACTAAATGTATTATATTGGTCGCATTTATTATTATCTTTATATTTTTCATAAAAATTAGCATTGAATTCTGCACCTTTAAAAGCATCATTCCATTTGCTATTATCCGTATTTCCAAATCCATTATTATTTTTACCAATTAGTATTTTAGGACTAAATACACTTTTGATTTCATCGCCATTTTTTAATTGTTTTGTAGTTGGTGTTGGTTTAGTAGTTGTTGTTGAAGTTGTGGTTGATGTTGGTGGTGTAGTTGGTGATGCGTCATTATTATCACCAAATAATTCTTTATTATTAATACCAACACCAAATAAACTATCAACTTTATTTACAGCAGTTTTATCAACAATACTATTTTGTTTTAATTCATGAATATCTTGTTTTAATTTATTAATGTTTTTTTGTTCATTTTCAATATCAAAATACTCTTCAGACTCTTCTGAATTTAAAATAACATCAAATTTATCTTTAGTATTGTTTTTAATTGCCTTTTTAGATGAGTTATTAGTTGAGTTTTTATTTAAATGTTTATTATTTTTATTTCCTTTAAATGATTTTTTTCCTTTTTCATTTGAAACAAAATTTTCATAAGTATTCGTTTTATTTAATTTATTATCAATCACAATATAATTATAAGAGGCTCTAACAATAGCAATAAAAGCAATTGCGAATAAACATATTTCTGGTAAAGTTAATTTATTGTTATATTCATTATAAAAAATACATAATGCTATAACAATTAATATTAGTGATAGTAAATTTAATTGATACATTGAACTTTAATATTAGGATTATAAGTAAAATAAAGATTTATAAGTAAAGTAAAGATTTATAAGTAAAGTAAAGATTTATAAATAGTTTAAATTATTTACTTCTAATTATATACTATTTATATATTTTTTATAATTTTTTATATATTTAATATAATAAAATATATTATTTATTAAACTAATTATTAAACTATTAATAATTTTAATATTTAATAAAAATTTTATTAGTAAAAATAATGTATTAGTATAAAATAATTTTATTAGTATAATATAAACTATTAAAAAATAATTGGTAATAAAAACAATTGGTAATAAAAATAATTATTAATAAAAATAAAATGTTAAATACTGCTGGAATTATATTAATTATAATAGTATTAATTGCTCTTATTTGTTTTTTAAGAAGCAAATCATTAGATAGTTTTATAATCTTTGTAGATGATGTTGTTATACCTTCTAGTTGTTATAATTATTTAGTTACAAATGGAAAACAATTTTTTCTTTTAAATAGTAAAAAAATGATTGATGGAACTACTAATCCATTAACATTTAATACTAAAGATGAAGCATTAACTTATTTAAAAAATTCATCTTGTCCTGAAACTATTCCTTTCGTTGATTTAGTTACGAAAAAAAAGAATGATGACCCTACTGTATCTTATGAAAGACAATGTAATAAAAAAGTAGCACCTAATTTATTTGATATAGATGTCTGTGGTAAATATGGAGTTGATAATGATAGTTTAAGAAATAAATACTTAAATAAATTAAATAAAATAGAAAATGATAAAAATACATTTGCTGATTACAATGTTGAAACGTGTATGATGGATAAAGTAATGAATGAAAATAATGAATTAGATGATACACATTTTAAAACTTATTTCGCTAATTATTTTAATAATCTAAACTCTAATATTGATGAAAAATTCTTATATATATCAAATTAAATTAATATTTGTTTTTATTTTTTTATAACTTTATTTTTTTATAACTTTATTTTTTTATAATTTTATTTTTTTGTTTATTTTTTATAAATTTACTTTATTTTTACATTAAAAGCATCATTATAAGTTAATCCTTGTAAAATACTACCTAGACATATTCCTATAAGTAAAGCAAATAGAGATGTATATTTATACACAAACACAATTGGTATTAATATTAAAAATAATAATGTAAATATCATCCAATGATGTAAATGATATTTATTATTCATACATTTGATTATTATTGAATGAAATAATAATGGTTTTTTATTTTCACCATTATCCATTATTAAAAAAAATATTAATCCTATTAAAAATCCATAAACTACATATAAATTCATAATTATAAGTATTTCTATTTATTTTTAGTTATTTACTATATACTATATACTATAAATATAATTTTTTTATATTTATCTATTTATCTATTTACACTCTAAAAGGAAATAATTTATCTCTATCCATTTTACATATTTTACCTTGTCCTAATACTTTATATGTATAATAATTAATAATTAAATAGACAAACCCAAAGAAGAAAGCAAAAATGGCACTTAATATTCTTTGAGATAATTCTTGATCGACATTACAATTAAGAGATACAGATAAACCTAGGAAATTTAAACATAATATTCCTACTAAAAAAATATATTTTAATACTAAAAATATATAGTCTGTTAATTGGTCTTGATAAGTGACAGATTCTTTATTTTGTGCTGATGGTGATACACTTAACATATCAATAATCTCTTCAATTGTTGTTGCACCTACTTTTTTTTCTTCGTTATTATTTTCATCTTCAAATTTTTCTTGGGTTTTATTATTGTATTTATTACTTATTTTACTATTTAATTTGCTATAGAGTTTTTGTTTATTAGACTTACTTTTATTATTATTTTTTAATTTCATTCTGGATACTATTTAATTTATACTTTATAGTTTAATTATATAAAATAATATTATATATTTATTTATTATTTATAATTTAATTATATATTATATTATAAAAATAAATCTTCACAAAATAGTTTTATAATATAATATATAATTAAATTATAAAAAATAAAAAGTATAAATAAAAAAGATGTATCCAGAATAAACTATTTAATATTATAATAAAAATAGAAGACAATATAATAAAAATAGAAGACAATATAATAAAAAAAGAAGGAAAAAAGAAGACAATAGAATAAAAATAATTTAATTTGCGTATTTAAGACCACCAATACCTCCCATTATAGACAATATATCATAATTAACTGCGAATATGAATACATTATAATTATAAGTTGAACTAGGTGTAGTATAACCAGTTGACTTTAATTCAGTTAATATTAAATCTAATTTTTTATTATCTAATGAAGACATATTAATAGCACCTGTTGGTTGAATATCTGAATTATCTAAAGCAAAAGAATATGTATAAATACCTTCTTTAGGCATATTATTATTAGAATTAAAATTTTCCAGTAAATTATAAAATACAGAATCTTTACCATTAATACGAGATGTTTTAGGTGTATCATTATTACGAACATTACCTGTTGTAAGTTCATTACCTTGTATTTTAAATGTTGCTGATTTTAATAAATTAGATGTTTTATAATATTTTATAGTAGTAGCATCAATTGTTAATGCTGACCCGTGTGGATTAAAATAACCATTAGAATAAGGTGGTATTGTTTCTTGATTCCAATTTGTAAAATTAGACCATTCATTGACTTCTTCCATATCCGTGCGACGTATCATAAATACAATTTGTGAGACTGGTTTATTAATATTTTTTAAATCTACTTGTATATTATTTTGTTTATATGTTTGTTCTATTTTTTGAACTTGGGTTATTAAATAATCGTGTGATGTTATAGCAAACCGTTTTCTTTCTTCATTATCTAAAAATATATTATTAATTTCTAAACGTGGTGTAATCACTAAACTATTATCTGTTGTTGATGGTGAAAAAAAATTACCTATATAATGACTTGCTGTTGATGGTTTAATTCTATAACCTGTTGATGGGTCAACAATAGTATATAATTCACTTAATCTTCTTAATAAAAATCTTACTTTTAATTCTGACCTTTGTGTTGCTATTAATGGAAAACTAAGTGATGCATATTTATTAAACCAAAAAATAAGAGGTAAATACACTTTTCTATTTATAATAGAAGGAGCATAAGCAGTAGAAGGATAAGTTCCATTGTTTCCAGGAGCATTCGCAGGATTATACAATTCGGGAACATGACCTATCATTCTATAATAACCATCTTTTTTACCTTCTTTATAATTTAATTCACTATAAGCATGAAGCCATTCAGCATAATGTTTATCTAAATTTTGATTTGTATCTAACTGTATAGATACTTCTTTTACAATATATTCACCAATACGTTTAATCCATTGAAATTGATAGGTTGAATTAGAATAAATATCTGGTAATTCAAATGTTAAATACATATCTTTTATAGCATCACCATCACGAGGTATTGTAAATTCTACTGTTTTTTCACTATCCCAAGACAAATCATTATCCGTTGTTGGTTGAACTGTTATAAATTCAGTAGCAAAATTTGTATATTTTCTATACACTGATTTAAAATGTGTAATTTGTGGGTTAAGCGTTAAAAACGCCATACGGTCAGTATTCCCATATTCAATTTGTAATAAAGCACCAACAGTCATTTTTTATTCTATTTATTTAAATTTTATGTTTTATGATTAATTTATTTTTTATGTCTATATATTGACTATATTATTAATTATTTATATTATAATAATTATAAATTTACAAAATTAATTTTTTAATATTTTTATTGTTATATTTTTATTCTTGTATTATAAAAATTGAATTTTTTATTATAGTTTAATCAATTTAAAATTATAGTTATAAATAAATTTAGTTAATTTATAATAATTTTATTATACTTTATAAATAATTTATTTATCCTTATTATATTATATTTTGTATTAACTAACACATAATGTCTTGTAATACTACATCACAAAATTACAAACCACAATACAAAGAAGAAGAAATATATATCTCTAGAACAATAATTAAATATGATGAATATGGTAATGTAATTTCACGTGATACTTATTATGATAAAGAAATAAATTATGCTGATAGACAAAATTATTCTAAAATACAACCAATGCTTAATACACATTATAATCAACCTTATAATCAATCTTATCAATCTCAAGATATAAGTTCTACTCATACATCACCGTCATCAAGTGTTTCATCATCACCAACATCCCCAACATCACCAAATTCTGTTTCTATTGATATGAGTAATATGAGTATGTATAATTATTAAATTTAATTTGATATGATAATTTTTCATTTATTATAGTTTTTATTTATCATATTTTTTATTTTTTTATTTTTATTATTAAATAAATCTAACTTAATAATAAAACTAATTTATCATAATGAAAACAAAAATATTAAAATCTCAATCATCTAAAAAGAGTAAATCTAAAAAGAGTAAATCAAAATCTTATAAATCTATACATAATGATATAAAATTTAAAAAAATAAAAGATAAAATATCTAGAAAAGAAGTAAGAAAATATGAAATAGATAGAGTAAAACAAATTACTAAAATTATACCATTATTTACAAAATTTTATAATAAATTTACAAATGATGAATTAATCGCATTAAAATTTTATTATGTGCATGGTTCATATTGGCAAACAAAATTTCTTACAAATGAAAAAAAAACACGTGAAATAAAGTTTCCATTTCATATTTATGAAGAACAATCTTTTCGTCGTGATGTATTTGGTCCTAATTCTAAAAAATACCCAATGTTAAAATCATTTGATATTAAAGATATTCCAAATTATATTAAACATAATTACCAAGCCAGAATTAAAATACTTAATGATTTAGATAGTATTTATAATAAACCTAATTGTCCTCGTTTATCTGGTAATGAAATACTTTTTAGAGGTATGACTTTACCAAAAACATTTAAAAAATATAAAGAAGGAGATACGTTTACATTTAAAAATTTTATTTCAACATCAGTATATAAACAAGTGGGTGAAAATTTTTCTAACGGAAGCCTATTTATATTACAAGATTTAAAAAATATACCTTTTTTATATATGCCTGATGATGATATTGATAAAGATAAAGGTATTGAATATACAAAACAAATGGGTAATTTAAATCCAATGTATGATGGCACCAGTGAATATACTTTACCTCGTAATTTAGAATTTAAAATTGATAAAATTGAAGATGGATTTATGTCATCGATTTATTATAAACAAAAAATTCCTAGTTTTACTAAATTAACTAAATTATTAAAAAATAAAGGTATTTTAAATAAAAATACTAAAAATACTAAAAATACTAAAAATACTAAAAATACTAAAAATACTAAAAATACAAAAAAAAATAAAAAAAAATCTAATACTTCTAATGCTAATGTAATTAATAATACTAAAACTAATAGTAATAATAATAATAATACTAATACTAATAGTAGTAATAATAATAATAATAATAATAATAATAATAATAACAATAATAATAACAATAGTAATAATAATAAAAATAATACTATTATTGAAAAAGAAATATTTCCAAAAGTAAAAATATACTATTGTTCATTTACAAAATGGCATCCAAGAGAACCTCTTAATTATGATACTATAATGAAAGATGCTAAATATGTTTTAGATGAATATGCTTTATCTAGTTGGAATTTAAAACAAACTGACTTATTATAAAATATTGTAATAATTTTATTATTTTTATAATTTTTTTATTTATTAATGTTTTTTTATTTATTAATGTTTTTTTATTTATTAATGTTTTTTTATTTATTAATGTTTTTTTATTTATTAATGTTTTTTTATTTATTAATGTTTTTTATTTTTATTTTTTTAATTATAAAAAGTAAATTTAATTATATAATTTCGTTTTACAGTAGTAAAAAAATAAGTAATATAAATTTAAGTCAGTAAGTAATATAAATTTAAGTTTAAGTAAAAAATTTAAAATACTTTAAAAATGTCTATTATTACATCTAAATATACTATGACTTCTATAAATAAGAATGATACATCAAAAACAGCAACACTAGATTTAAACATTCCTACATTATCAGATACCTGTAAAATTATTGATAGTAGGTCATTAAAAGACTTTAAAAATCAAACATTTGGTGGATATAATATTAGTAAGGCTAGTTCAGCATTAGAAAAAGCAATCTTTGAAGATAAAATAGAACCTGCCCTGCATTGGGCATTACAACTTTTTCTGTCAGGTCTTATTACTCCATTATGGAATAAATTATTATCTCTAGCAAGTAAATCTATTAACATCTATAATCCAAAATTACCTGAATTTTTATATAATAAAAATCAACAATGGGAAGCAATTGTAAATAATAAAAAATATGCTAAAGAAAATGTATTAGTATTACGCAACCATCCAACTATTAGATTATTACTTGCTGAAATGATTTCTGTATTAGTATTGTCTAGAAAACACAAATTATATACTTTACCAAAAATAAAGAAAAATGAATTTATTATTGATATATTTAAATCAAAATTAGAAGCAAAAAATAATAAACTAATAGAAAAAATAATACAAAATGAAGACCCAAGTGAAATACGTATCGCTATAAATGAAATGGCTTATCATATGTATAATAAAAATAGTAATAAAACGTTATATTGGTTAAGTTGGATTGTTGAATGGGAGAAAATTAATTCTAAAAAATATGGTAAATATGAATGTGCTTTAAGACCTATTCAAGGTGTAGATGCTAAATATTTTAAAGATGTTGTCTGGTTAATTTGGGAGGTGGTAAATAACATTGCCAAGTTAAAATGCTCTTATACTACAACTACAGAATGGAATAAACAAATACAAAATCTATGGGGACTTTATATTAATAATTTTACACCCTCATCCAGAACAAAAAAACAAAATTATATAGTATGGTCTATACTCTATATAACTGAAACCATTGATTATGTTATACCTTTAATAGATAGACCTGAATTGTTATTTCAAAATTTATTAGGGTTTGATAAAATAATAGTTAGTTTAAAATCTCAACAAGTCATACACAATACTACAAATAATAAATTAATGAATGTTGTTGTTGAAAATAATTATATGAAACCTGAAAACTATGAAGAGTTAGAGAAAAAGAAAAAACAACAACATCAATTACAGATACAAGCAGAAAAAGAACACCTTGCTAAACAGAAAAAAATTAATGTGGAAAGTCTAGATAAACTTACTGAAATTAGTAAATTAGATAAATATTTATTTGCTTAACTTATTTATTATTTGATTAAACTATAAATTTATTTTATAGCATTAAATATATTGATAAATATTAAATAATAACAATAATAATAACAATAATAATAATAATAATAATAATAATAATAATAATAATAATAATAATAATAATAATAATAATAATAATAATTTTTTATAATGGTTAAATTTTTATTAGAATTTGATA